GATGATGTTTGTAATTCTGCTTGGCAAGGTGAAGAAGATTTTTTTGATTGGTGGATAGACCATAATTATATTTTAAATTTTGTCAATCTTAGAAAACAGCTATTAGAAAAAAGTGTTGACGACCAGATGGTTCTTCAATCCGTTTCCGATGGGATGGGACTTCCTGGCGGTGTAGATGGTAATACAAAACCCGGTGAAGTTGATCTTCCTTTGTTTATCACTAATGATGCTTTTTATCGAACTTACTCTTTTTTCATCACTGCTTATTCAGTAAAAAATGCTTCTGGAAATATTTCAAACAGTTTTGGATATGCCAGGGATCTTCAATTTTACGATACTAAATTAGTAAGTGATCGTCCTATTAATAAGTATGTTAAATATGAAGTTGAATATGTGACCGAAAAAAACTTAGGACCTGGAAGTATTATTTTTAAAGGAAGGGTGAACGAAGAGGTGTACAAGAAGGAGAAAAAAAGAACTTGGGTAGGAACACAGTATGGTGAGAATCAACACCAAAATTTACAACAAGCTTTAATCCAAAACAGAATCAACAGATACGAAAATTTTAAAGTTTACCTTGAGACCCAGATGCATTCTTTTATTCCTTGGATCTATCGAGGACAAACAGTACCTACTAGGATAGTCCATGCAAATGCTGCACAGGCTAAAATGGCATCACAAGAGGAAGGAGGAGGACAACCATACGATTCTAAGCAACATGAAGTAGGAGCTAAGGTTGATAATAAATTTCTAAGTGGGGTTTATATGGTTATGGGATCATATATTGAGTATATAAACAGTAAAATAGTTCAATCGTTTATTCTTGGAAAAAGAGAATGGATGATTAACGACGGTAGAGGATCAGATCCCGACCCAGTAGTTAAAAATTAAAAATGGCCAATTTTCTAAACGATATTAAAGACAATTTAAGCAGTGTAGCTGATCCGAATCAAATTTTTAATAAAGGAATTGATAGAGGAAGAACTACGTTCTTAAAAGGTCTTAAAACAACTTCTTCAGGTCAAAAAGAAGATCCTACCTATACCGGATTTAGAATTATGTTCGATATGGGTTATGGCGGTTTAGTTGATCCTGAATCCTACCTTCCTATTAGTCCTTTATTTTCAAACGGAAGTAATCAGATAGTTGGTCCAATAAAAGGAATGAAAACCCCGGAACCTATTCCTAGAGACTTTTTTAATCTTTCCCAAAATAAAATCACAAGTTTTCCTAATTACACTGCAGACATGCAATACATGACCGCAGAAGCTTATTTAAGGGAAAGAAGAAGCTTAGAAGAGAATGGACTCGGAGGAATAACAAGAGATGCCACTGGAAAAGTCATTCCACTAGATGCTAATAGTTTTAGTGGTGCTGGGGTTTCCCACAGAGCGGATGCTTTGGTTGGATTTAGAAATTTATTGTTTAGTATAAACGAAAAAAGTCCGTGGTTTATCAAAAGCATTGATGGATTAGATGGGGTATTAAAAAATCTAATTCCAAGACAGATAGGTCAAGGTGGTGGATACAGAGAACAAAGATCTGGAGTATTAACTTTTAATTGTATGGATTCAATTGATCTAAGAGTTAATGCTATGGCAGATCTATACAGAAAAGCCACTTACGATTACCAATATCAGAGAGAAACCATCCCGTCCAATCTGAGAAAATTCAGAATGTGGATCATAGTTACTGAAATAAGACAAGTTGATCTTCAAAGAAATTTGGCTGATGTTTTAAACCCTTTTAATCTCCCTGGTGTAAGAGGAATTGCAGAAACAATTAGAGATATTGGGCAAGGAACAGGATTATTAGATGGTGGTGCTAATCAATCTAAAAATCCTAGTAATGATTTAGAATCCTTTGTTAAATCTTTCGAAAAACTTACACCTTACATTTTAATGTATCAATTGGATCTATGTGAATTTAACTTCGACGAATCGTATCCTTTTACCACTTTAAATAACGCAGAAAACCGAAACGCAGTTGAAAATAAATTTAAAGTTCACGTTGGAAATATAAGAGAATATAAACTTCAATATAATATTCTTTCAGATTTATTAAAGAACGAATCTTCATTTGCCCCTATATTAGTTCAGGATAGCTGGAATATGGCTGGTTCTAAAATTATGATGAAGGGGGTTAATTTAAATAACAACGTAGATCTTTTCAGAAAGCTAGCTAATAATTTTATTAATAATTCGGTTGCTTCTGTTGTACAGCAGCAGGTGTCTCCGATAGTAACTCGACAGATTTTAGGTAATGCTTATGGATTTAATATTGCTGACGCGGTTAGATCTTTAAATTCTGCACAGGATCTTCTTAATGGAATAAAAACAATAAAATCACCTTTCCAGGATAACAAGCCACAGTCTAAGGGATTAGGGGGTCCAACTGAAAGAAATTATCCAACCATCAAAGAAGATGTTTATCCTACTGTTCCTGGATCTTCCCCATCTAATCTTGGCAATCAATATCCACAGGGTGGCACTGGAAATGGTTTAGGAAAGACTGACGTTTATCCAAATAACCCGGGGACTGATCTTGGATTACCTGACAGGGCATATCCAGTTGTTAAACAGGATGAATATAGAAACGTTGGTGGAGATTTAGACAACAAGGATCTTGGTGTTCCTGATAGAATTTACACTAAAACATCTGATGATGTTTACAAAGAAAGCCCGGGTGCTGATCTAGGACTTCCCAAGAGAGTTTATGGTACGGTAAAACAAGACGTGTATAATGAAGTACCAGGAAAAGATCTTGGAGCTCCAGATAGAACCTATCCTAGCATTTCCGATGACATTTATGAAAATAACCCAGGTGGTGATTTAGGACTACCCGATAGAACATATCCAGTAAACAAAGATGATGTTTACGGAAATATTCCAGGATCTGATCTTGGAGTTCCAAAAAGAACATACCCCACAATTTCAGAAAACGTCTATAAATAAGGCATTTTAAATTCGGGATACATAAAGTAAAATCCGAGCTATGTCTTTAGATAATTTACAGGAATCCAATATAGAAAGATCCCAACATTTTCTTGGTGTCATCATTGATAACAAAGACCCAGAATTTCGAGCTAGATGTAAGGTTAGAGTCTTTGGCATGTATGATGATATAGCAGATGAAAATCTTCCTTGGGCATTTCAAAGATTTGATATTTCTTTCGGGGAAGGCGGAGGATCGGGAAGAGTTAGTATTCCTAAAGTAGGATCCATAGTTCATGTTCAATTTAACAATGGAAATTATTATGCTCCTGAATACAAAGCAGTTCAGGAATTATCTACTGATCTTATTAATGAGATAAAGGCATCTTACGAAGGTGCTCACTCTTTAATCTATGACGGAATAGAACAGCTAAAAATATATTATACAGTAGCTAAAGGATTGGTTATAGATTTAAAAGATTCCACCATAATAATATCTAACGACAACTCCATAACTGTTACCCATGCGGGGCAAACCGCAACACTAGAATTCAGAGGAGGAAAAATCACCGAATATGCTAATTCTGAAATAGAAAGTACTGCAGTAACTAGAATTAAACAAAGCAGTAATGAAGTTTGGTCAGATGGAAAAGTAACAAAGCTAGGACACGTTCCTGTTTATTCTGCTGTTCTTGCTGAGCCACTTTGGATGTTTTTAAAACAACTAGCAGCAGCAGTGGATGCTAAAGTACCTTCCTGTCCTGGATGTATGACAACATTGGCAGAAAGTTATGAACAATTATCTACATCAAGTGTGATCAAGCTAACAAAAGAGAATGGACAATAATTTAGAAAAAATACAAGCTCTAATTGATAGTTTAAATAGAGGGGAGATAACACCAGAGGAACTTGCTTCTAAGATAGTTCCTGGAAAAGATCCCTTGCCTAGCGACGATGAGATTATATCGATGGGTGAAGAAATTAATAAATCTTTAGAACCCGAGGAGTTAGTATTAAGCGACGATGAGATTAATGATATTCTTTGCCAATACGAAGGGGAAGAATTGGGGAACAGAATTCTGTGGAGATGTTTAGAAAAGCTGGGTCTTACTACAGATATTAAAGAGTTACCAGATTTTTCAAACAATGATTCATTCGATTCTTTTTTTGAGAAAAAAAATCTATCTGATAGATTACAGAGGGCTAAGGAGATGATTTCCGATAATCTGGATTTAGACCTAACAGGAATTAAATTTAAGAAAGCCAATTTAAAAATAAGGAATTTTAAAATTGCTGGATTTAGTTTTCCATTGAATATAATAACCCATTTAGGAAAACCCCTCTTTTTTCATATCGCACCTCCTAAGCTTTCCCTTGCTAAAATACTTGAGAAATTAAAGATAAGGGCAAAAAGTAAAAAAACTAAAGATTGCGAGAAGAAGCTACAAAAGACCATGATTGATGACGATGAGCTCATCAAAGACCTAGAGGATCTTTTGGATCAAGAAAAAGACTATAATGACATAGGAGAAATTGTAGAGGATCTTTTCTGCGAACCCAATATTCCAATTAACCCCGAAACGGGTGAACCTCTTTTCACGAAGAATGATCTGAATAAATTCCTTCAGGAAATATGTGAGCCGGATCCGGAGCCAGATCCTATAGAGAATCCAGAAATTCCCCCAATAGAAGATATCTCGGATAAAATAAATTCTTGTTTAAAACAGACAAAATCTATATTTAATGACATCAGAGAAAAGAATGAAGAAAAATCAAGATTACAAAAAGCGGAAAAAGAATTAGAGGAAATCCTGTTCCATTATAAGATAGTTAAAAATTATTATGATGGATTATATGAGCAATTTCAGAAAAAACAAGCTGCAGGAAAAAAGGGAAACCCTCTTCTTCTGACTTCTGTTTTGGTAATGAACTCTGAAGCAGCTAATAATTTTATGAAATCGGTAAAATCTTTTTCGTCTAGATTTAAAGAATCTAAAAAGGAAGAGATAGCACTATTATCTGGATATGTTGGAATATCTTTTGTCTTACAGTTTCCCCACGGATTGGGAAAAGAAATACCATTCGAGAAAGTCAAGATGGATATAAATAACGACCTTCTCTCCCAGGATTACCAAAGAGTTGATATTACAAAATTACAGCTGGGAATGGAGTTTTCCTCTAAGGGAGTTTTAGCAGGAAGAAATAAAGACTTTTTTAAGGATTTTAAAAATTTTATATCAATAAAAGATGAAAATCCTAAGAACGCTAAAGATTATTTTAATTTTGTTAGTGACATAGAAAATACAACAAAATCAAAAGAACAAATACTCAAGGAAATACAAATCGATCATGGTTTTTTATATTCTAATTTAATTGAGACATCTGCTAGTCCTTGGTTGTTTTTTAATAAAGAAGAGAGGGGAGATAATGATGCAAGAAAATCCTCGGACATAAAACCTGCTAAAACAGACAAAGATGGTAACCCAAACAAAGAATTTGAATCTTTTTGGCAGGATTATAAAACATCGTGGGATAAAAAATACACGCTAAGAAAAGAAGAGGTAGAAAAAAAGATTCTAGAGATAAAGAGTCTTTCCGATATTTTCGTTGAAAAATTAGCAGATTATTATTTCACTGTAAATCTAAATTCTGCTTCTAATAATCTTTCAATGTTAAAAGGTGCTTCTGAGGAAATATCAAAGAGAGTTTCTTCGATCGAGAATCAATTATTAGATATTGCTGAGAGAATTACAAAATTAGATCAGGAAAATTCCGCGGATAATTTATCTTCTAAGGCATCTGCAATATCATGCGCAAATCCTCCTCAGAAAGCACCTTGTCCTAGTGATTGCTGTGGACCGGCTGGACAAAGTATTAATATAAGCAAAACGTGTACCTTTCCAGGAGCTCCTGATTGCCCAAATTTATTTACAGTTTGTTATTGGAAGGAGTTTTGTAAAAATCTAAACAAAGTGGGTCTTCTCCCTCTTCCTGCTGGACTTCCCCCAATTGAAAATCCTGCTGGATTTTTACCTAATATTGGTTTAAAATATTGGCCGGTTGGTTATTTACCGCCTTCATTTATTCCCCTGCCACCCCCGATAGTTAATCCACTTGATGGACTTCCTTTTATTAGAATTCCAATGCCGATGGTTTGGACCAAAGTGGATCCTATTGTTATTCCGATTGGAATAGGAGTTATTGTTATTTTCATTCCTTTCGTTGGTGGATTTATGCCTAGTCCTTTAGTTTATTTCCACGATTTTCTGACTGGTAATAATATCTTCTTATTAGGTATGAGAGGATTTAGATTCATTCCAAGAAAATCAGATCCTATAGCTAGAGATCCACTTGAGAATTATAAGAAGATGATTTCTAGAGGAATTCCAAATTTTCTTTTCCCTTTTCCTAATCTAGGAAAGGATAACGTGGACGATCCTGCTAGAGTTATTAAAGAGATAAAAGATAACATAGACAAGAGACTTGCTAATTATAAGAAGCTTCCTGATATGGGGAAAATTCAAAAAATACAGGATAAGATCACTAAGAAAAAAGAAGAGGCAAACAAAAAGATTTTAGAAAAGAAAAGGAGAATAGCCTTAGAGGGTGGTGATATTAAAAAGGAACAGGAGGAGGTTAAAGAATTTTTAAAATCTATAGACAAGGAAAAAATAGAAGCAGTTAAAGAATGTATAAATGAATATTTGGTAGGAGCAGTCGATTTACCAGATATTCCTTTTCCTAAGAATTCAAAAAACTTAGTATTTGAAATACCTTCTGTGATAAAGAATGCTCAGGATGTAGCGAATAAGAAGAAGCTTGGGATTATCCCTGCTATTACCCCTAGTCCTAAAAAAATAAATCTCCTTTCCAATATATTAAGATCCGTAGATAATGTAAAATATCCAACACCTGCGGAATTTGATGATATTAATAAAGGTTTATCAAAAGATTCTAAGATTGTTGCCAGGTTTGATGAAAAACTAAAAGACATAAACAAAAATCCAGAGTCCATGAAAAAGATCTCAGATCTTGTTTCTGGTGGGGTAAAAAAAGTATTTGAAGGGAAAAAATCCCCGATTTCTAGCAAAAGTCTTTCTTCATTTAAAGCTAAGATAAATCCTGCACCTAGAATAGCGGGAGCAGGTGTTCCAGTCCCTAGCTCTTTAGAAGAAATTCCAAACCCAATAACGCAAACTTTAAAAAATTATATTTCAAGTAATTTAAATTTTAAACCGGAACAAATAAAAGATTCCATTGAGAATTTATCAATCGGGGAAAATAAAGTTCTAAGGCAGAAAGATATTAAAATGCTTACCAAGAATGTTTTAAATAAAACTCTATCTGCATTTCCTGGCGGGGATCTTAAAAATTTTATAATACCAGATCCTGCTAGTATAACAGGTATGGTTAAATCTTTCTCCAATCTTTCTTCCTCATTGGATCTTCCAAAAATTCCTCCTAAAAAAAGTTCATTACCTTCTGCTCCTTTGCTTCCTGGTGGAATTCCTCAAATAATTATTCCGGGTAAGGCTATTGGTAAATTTTTAGTGGATGGTCTAATGTCTTCATTAGATACTTCCAGTTTTGATAAAATTCTTCCAGGTGGACTTGAAAATTTTGAATCATTAACTGATAGCGATTTAAAGGTTGTTTCTGATAATTTAATTAAAAATTTTTCTAAGAGTGCCAAAATACCTGTTATTGAAAATCTTCCAAAAATTCCGATTACTTCCAGACCTCAGGATTACATAGAATTCACGATGAATTTTTTACCAACTCATCCGTTTTCTGATATAGCTTTCACTGCTCTCTGGACTAAATTTAAGGCTCCTTCAAGAATTCCAATTCCTGGAGGATTTTTAGAAGAGTATTTAAAAGTACAAGATGCAATATTTTCTAAGATCCCCTGGCCAGTAATAGTGCTACTTGGTAGAAACGTTGTTAATATTCTTAATCCTTTATGGAACAAAGAAGATATTCCCAGATGGGATAGGATGTCTTTAAGAAATCCTTTCTATGTAGTTTTCCTCGACGAGTTCTTAAGATCAGCTACAGATATTTCGGGAGGATTTAAATTCTTTATAGGTGCAGGAAAATTATTTTATCCTCTCCCAGATTCTGAAATTAATTTGGGGTTTGGTACTAAAATAACCATAAGTTAAAACTCATTTTTAAAACAAAAAAAATGGCTAAAAAAAGAAATTACACAAGGGATGAGTATTCTCCCGAAGAAAGAGCTCTCATGGATGAGCTGTACGAAGGACACTATCAGAGAAATTTTTATTCCAAATCCATAGAAATGACAAGTAAAGAACTTGAAGAAAATCAGGTTCTTAGAGTCAAAATATCAACCATAGCGGGAAATAGAGCTATTGGAGAAACAAGTGTAGGACAATCTGTTTCGATTGATCTTGCTAAGGAAGAAAAAGCCATAAAAAGGCTTGGATTCCCTCCAATTGAGGTAACTCTAGGAAGCGAACTTGATGTGGTTGTTTTTTCTGGAAAGAGCGGATCCTACAATGGATCATTGGCTGCTGGTTATGAAAATGCTCTTAAATCAGATTTACTTAAATCGATTAAAGACGAAGCCTCTGCATATGCATGTAGAATAGAATCTACCTGTCCTGGTGGATTCATGGTTAACCTGTCAGGAATCAAGTGTTTCCTTCCTGGTTCTCTTGCTGCTGCAAATAGAATTATAGATTTTCAATCTTTCGTTGGTAAAACAATTAACGTAATGATTGAAACCTATGATGAAAGAAGAGACATATTTGTAGTTTCATTTAAAAAGTATCTAAAGCATATCATCGACAGAAAAGTTGAAGAGCTTTCTTTAACCCAAGAATATACAGGAACCGTTACAGGAACATCAACTGCAGGGGTATTTGTTGAGTGGGACGAGTATTATACTGGCTTAATTCCTGCTGAAGAATTTGAAACATCCGGCAAAAACATGGGAATAGAACCAGGTGGGTCCGTTTCTTTCTATGTTTCCGATTTTAGAAATCCAACAAGAATTGTGTTGAGATTAACCGCTCCTGAGGGGAAGGACAGAGATCTTCAGGAACTAAAAGATGTTTCTTTATCGGAAGACAAGGAAAATAAAATATATAGAGGTACAGTGTCCAAGGTTAAGAATTTTGGAGTTTTTATTAAGCTCGAAAATAATATCGTTGGACTTGTAGAAAAGGACTGGTTAGCTAAAAATCCTAAGGAGTATGAAGTTGGATCTGAGATCAATTGTACAATTATGGATGTTGAACTACAAAGTTCTAAACTGTATCTAAAAGAAAAAATTGAAAATACTTGATCAAAACTTCTTCTACGCTTCTAAAATCGGATTTGAATTCGAGTTCATGTCCTCTTTTAGAAGGGACGAGATAGCCGAAAAACTTGGGGAAAATTTAGGGAAAAAGATAAAGGTATTCAAGAAATACCACTCTAAATTTTCCCCAACTCGTGATATTTACAAGCTAGAGCCTGATTTTTCGGGTGGTCTTAAAATGGTTGAACTCGTAACCGGTCCAATGGATTATTACGAGGCAATTCCTGTTTTAATTAGAATTCTGAAATGGATTGACGAAAACGGCTATACTAATGATAAATGCGCTTTGCAATTTAGCATTAGCTTTGATCGTGACAAATATCCCAACCTTACTGATTTCAAAAATTTAAATCCATTAAAATTTGTTCTTGGTTTTGATGAAGAATTTATTTGGAACAAATTTCCGGAAAGAAGAGGATCCCTATATGCTAAATCTATAAAGAGAGTTACCCCTTCCAATAAATTTGTTAGGAATTTTAAAAACCCATTAGGTGATAAAAATTCATATTCTGTGTTTGTTGAAAAGAATATGGGGGTTAATTTAACCAAACTTAAGGAGGGATATATCGAAATAAGGTATATGGGTGGAACTGATTATCAGAAGAAATATACCGAGGTCAAAGACATTATCGATTATGTAGTGGAATATTCTTTTAGATGTTTATTAGAGAATGACACATTAAATCAGAAGGAAACTGCTACCCTTAGCGAATTGATTTCCAAGGCCCATAAAGAAGCCGAGACGTTTATAGACCCAGAGTCCTTTATGAAAAACTATCCAGATTTTCATATTACGATTGATTTAAGAGAGGATATTCAAATTATAAAGACATATTTTCATGAGTTAAAAGATATTCTTTATAATTTAATTGTGGACAATCAAATAAGCAAGGGTTTTCTGAATTATGATACACAAATTGCTAGATACCAACTAAAAGATGCAGAAACACAATCTGCTAACATTATTAAGAATCTGGATCTAATAGAATGTAAGATCGAAGGAAATGTTGCTAACTGCAGGCTTTTTGGTTGTGAAATTAAAAACTGTCAGGTAGAGGATTCAAATCTGGTGATGAATAACGATGTTTATGATTCAAAATTAACCGATTGTGACCTTGGATTTTCTAACAAAATCGAAAATAGTTACATAGACTCTAAAGAAAGAGAAATTGGATGTGAGGTTACTGGCGGAGTTATTAGATCAGGATATGTTACATCAACTGCTATTATTTCAGACAACACAGAGGTTATTAGCAGCACGGGCGACGCCAAAGGTAAGGGCAAAGGAAAAGGAGATAAAATGGTTAGAACTGAGATCTTCCCTGATAGAAACGAAGATAGTTTCCTAGTAGGTAAAGAAAGATTTACTAACTTAAATGATAAACTTCCTTCCTACTCTGCGAATAGATATCTAAATAAGAACATTTAAAATGGCTATAACTACAGAACAAGAATTAATTCAGGAGGTAAAAGACGATCTTTCCCACTCCTGCGCTCTTCCTTATGCTTTAAACGACGGGGAGATTAAGAGAATTATCAAAAGGGCCAAGGCATTCTTTTATGACAATTATCAATATGCGGTGGAAGATAGAATTTTTGTTTTGGGAAAAGAATTATTTAGCCATGCTTCTTTTAGAGCAACCAGACAAATTCAACTACCTGAATGTATAGTTAGTGTCTACGACGTGAGGGAAGTAGGAGGATCGGGAATCGTAGGAACTCCAGATAGGGACTTTGGAGATTCCAAATTATTAGGATCTGAATTAATGCTAAGCCCATTTGTTGGGGATAACCTAGTGTATAGGACAGTTTTATACTCCTTTTTTGACCTTGCAAAAGCTTACCTATTAGAAACATTCGCTTTCAATTATAACAAAAATACGAAGAAATTAACCATATTAGGACGCGATCCTAATCGTACCACATCAACTGGATTAGCTCTTGGCGGTAAAGATGTCGGGGTTAGAGCATATGTTGCTATCCCGGAAGAGAATCTTTATTCCGATGAGCTTTTTGTAAGATACTGCTTGGCAGAGGCAAAAATTAACATAGGTCGATTATTAGGAACGTTTGGATATCAATTACCCGGTGGAGTATCAATTAATGCTTCTGCAATCAAGGAGCAGGGAACAGCAGAAAGAACCGAGGTAATGGATATGATCAAAAGCGAAAACACCCCAAGTTACTTTTTACAGTGGAATTAATCTGGATAAATATCTTCTAGATATATTTTCTAAATATATAAGGGAAGATAATGATCAAAATAACAGACATATATCCCAGAAATCCCGACGATCCCCTGTATGTTCCTAACAAACTGGAGACTGACGATGTAGTAGAATCTACTATAGGGATGATAAAGCAGATCATGCTGACTAAGCCTGGTTCTGTTTTAGGAGACCCATTTTTTGGTATAGATCTGGAATCTTTGGTATTTGATTTTGAGGTTTCTCAGACTGAGCTAGAAGATGCTATAGAGCTACAACTTTATACATACTGCCCATTCGCTAGAGATATTCTTAAGGTCGATTTTAGTCTTGGGTTTTTTCAGGGTGAAACTAGAGATTCTTGCGTTATAGAATTTGGCATCAAGGGAAACCCGGTTTTAGGAATAAAGGTAATTTAAAATGGATTTATTTAAAAAGAACAGAGCGAAAATACAGGACCTAGTACAGGATTCGCTTACTTTGATCCAAAGAAGATATAACCAAGCAAATCAGCTATTTACAGTAGCATCTGCCTGGGGACAAATCCTATTTGTACTTCAAAACCTTTCTCAATTAATCCTGTTTTTTATTGAGGATTCCATAACGGAGCTGGACATTAAAAAAGCCACTAGGGAAAGCTCAATCTATGGACTTGCAGCTTTAACTGGTCACAACGCTTCTAGAAGTAGTTCTGCCAGAGGGCAAGTTGATATTTCATGGAATGGAACGGATTCTACCACAGTAGGTGGGGGTGCAATTCTTATTCCTAAATATGCAAGCATTAAATTTCAAAACTCGGGAATTAGCTATGTTCTAAACCTAACACAGGATTATGTGAGAATTAATCTCAATTCAACCTCTAAAGTTTCCTGTGAAATAATTGAAGGTAGTATTAGAGCTGCTTTATTCACAGGAACTGGCGAAGTTTTACAAAGCTATAACGTTTCGGATAGAATTACATCTGCTGTTGATAATTTCGAGGTTAAGGTCTTTGTTAATAGCGAAGAGTGGAAAATATATGATTCTTTATATGATATTCCTTTCAATCAAAAAGGATGTCTTGTTAAAACAGGGATCAACAATGGAATAGACGTTATTTTCGGAAATAAAAATTTTGGAAAAATTCCAGAATCCGGTACAACAATCGAAGTTAGATATTTAGAGACCTCAGGAATTTTAGGAAATATTAATTCGTTAGAAGCAGGTAAAATTCCTTTTGAATTTGAAGATGAGGGTACCGATGCTTTTGGAAATAGTGTTTCTCTGAAGGAATATTTAAATGTTGCATGCACCGTTGCTCCTCAGCTTGGAACAAACAGAGAATCTATAGAATTAACAAGAATTTTAGCACCTAAAACATCTAGGTCTTATGTGCTAGCAAACCCTGATAGCTATATCACATTTTTTGAAAAATTTGGAACATTTTCCATTATAGAAGCATTTTCAACTTTTGATGATCAGTATTTAGATGACGATAACATAATTTATGTTTTATTAGTTCCAGACATAACTAAAAAATTAAAAACTAATGAAACCTATTTTGATATTAAAGAGACAGAATTTAGATTAACAGAATTTCAAAAAAATAGATTACTAAATTCTATAGAAGAAAGCGGACAGAAGATTGTAACAACTGAGGTAAAAATTCTTGAGCCTAAAATTTCCAGATATGTTATCAATATTTTAATAACAATCTTTGAAGGAAATGATCCTGATACTGTTAGAGGACAAATTGTAGATGCAATGAGTAATTACTTTATTAATATCAGAAGGAGAGATAAAATTCCTAGATCTGATTTAATTTCAGTTGTAGAATCAATAACCGGTGTTGATTCCGTTACTATTTTCTTTGTTTCTGAAAAGAATGAAAAATATGCACTAAGTGTTGCAGATCTTGAAGACACAGATCCTAAGAAAAAAATAGTTTTAGGACTTGATGATTTTGGAGATATCCTGTTTGACAAAGATGAAATTGTTATTGTAACTGGTGGATGGTCTGATAGAGCAGGTCTTTTCTACGATAAAGGTGCAGATCTCAATAAACTTTCATCTATAAATATAGACATCAGAAAGATAGTTCCTGTTACTTATAACACTGAAATAAATTATAAGAACAAACAGTTACTTAAAAATTCCAATACTAATACTCTATAATGTTTAATACAGGAAGAAAAAGTTACTACGACTATATAAATTCAACACAAGACAGAAGAACTAATGTTGGTTTTGATTACGAAGGAAAAATCTTTGAAAAAACCCTATCGTCTGTTACCTTAGATGGCGATGGAAATAGAAAGTCCATTCTTAAATCTTTAGAAAAAGTAGTTTTTGCTTTAGTCGAAAAAACTAAGGATATTAAAAATTTCTTTAACTATCGTGTTCCTAAGAATAATAAGTATGTTAGATAATGAATTATAAAAATCTTTTATTCTTTAATAAATCTGGTAACCAAACAAATTTAATTTGGAATGGAAATTTTTGGGAGGCAAGATTATTGCTTCCTAAGGTATCTGTTGGTCTTTTTGAGATCGAGCACTTTTTTATTATTGAAAAATTCAAGGACTCTCTGGGAAATATTGTTTATGGATATCCACACATTACCCCCGACGTTTCTTCTAATAATTCAGGATCTGGAATTTATGGTAATTTTAAAAGCGGAAGTAATGTAGTTTATACTGACATAACCCCAATTTCTGATTATGTCGGGGCAAAACTTTTTTGTGACCAATTTCCTAATGGTAATACTATTACAGCAGTTGATACAACATTAAAGTCAATAACTCTTCAGAATAACGCAACAACTACTGTTAATGGCGCTCCTCTTCTTTTTAATCTTTGGAGATCATCGTTTGAAACCACTAGAAACGTTTTAGATTTTGATGCATTTGATTCATTCGATGCTAAAATAGTAGCTGGAAAAGATTATATTACTACAAACATAAATCTGTCTGCTATATCAGAAAGTGAAGAAGAACTTATGATACTAGGGGATGGCATTCCCAAAGACGCTAGAATTACCAGTGTTAGTGGAAAAAACATTTACCTTAATAAGATATGCACACAAAGTTTAGATAGCACAAAGATTTTTGTTTATCCAGTGGAGGAAAAAAACGATGTGTCTGAATACATTTATCAATATGAGCTTCTTGAAGATTCCAAATTAGATGCTCCGGTTTTAAATTCATTACAGACTGCATATTTTAAGATTGGATACGATTCTTCAGAAACTATAGTTGATGATCTAAGAGTAAGTGGAAATATAGATTCAGCTAGCGTTTCAATTAACCTTGCTCTTAATTCAGCGGATGAGGGAATATTTGGAAGAACCTTAGTGATCGAGGATTTATCATTAGGATATCCGAAAATTGTTGCAAGAATAGAGATTCATGCAGAGACAGAAGGGGAAGACGAAAGATATAAAACTTTACTAAGTAACTTCGGAAGAAAATTAAATGCAGAGGATACCTATGTTTTAAGAGATGCTGATCCGAAAGAGCCATTAACGGATTATGAAATTTTAAACGTAAAGAGGAAGGAACTTCTTTTAGAGGGGCATGAGATTTTTCCTTATGTTGGATCTTATAAAGGTCTTATAAACGCAATTAGATTTTTTGGCTATCAAGATTTAAGAGTAAAGGAATATTGGTTAAATATTAAAAAATCAGAATCTCCAAAAAGCGCTTTAGAGGAAAATCAGGCTGTTTTAGATTCCATGAGTTCTCAAACTCGAAGTCAAAGCACCCTTATAGCAAGTTTACTTGATGACGAAAACTCTGATAAGTATAAGCAAGTAGAAATATATGGAAAAAAAGATGATGGGACATACGGTTTAAAATCTCCCATTGAAAAATTATTCCCATCTTCCAGCTTTAAGAAAACCGCTTTATTTGGTTTATTTTATGATATCAACAGAGTTGTAGAAAACAGATATGATCAGTTTGATTATCCGGTTGTGGAAAATGCTTTTGTTTTTTCTCCGGACGAGGTTTTAATTAAACTCTTTGGACTTAAAGAAAAACTTAAAAAAGAATATCTCCCCCTTAATGCTAGAATTATAGACATCACTGGAGAGGGAGTTTATTTCACAGTTTATAAAACTAGAGGATGGATTGATAATTTAAAGATAGATCAATTGGATCAGGGTTTAGATGTAGAACTTTCTTTTAGTCCTGATTTTGGTTATATCGAAGATTTAAGATATTTTAATCTTAGACCTAATGATAGTGTTCCTACAGTTCCTTATGTTGGACCTAATCCTTTTACGTATACATATTCAACATACGGAAATCTTACTCTTCCTTCTAGCTCAAACCCTGTTATCGATGGGAAAAATTCGAAAAAGCTTGCTGATGCTATTTCTAATTTTTATAAAGAAAGAAACACATCAGGTCTTCCTAAGTTAAATCTAGGAGACAATCAGAAATATAGAAAACTCTCCGATGGACAAGATTATGAAATTCCTTCTGGATTTCCAACTGTGTTGGAAATAACATCATTTAATCTTTCTTGGGACGAGTTAAATAACAAATGGGAAGGGCTAGACAGAAACGTATCAACATATTCAACAACATTAGCTTCTATTAGTGATTTAACAGGATATACCGGGAATAACCTAATTTCTTCATCGGTTAATCACACTTTTGATAACACTTTAAAATTTGGTGATTTATTTGATGTTACTTTGCCAACTGGTATAACATACCTAATAGCATCGACCGGTAAGGTCCAACTTAAATTTACGTCTAACGATGATGCTGCTTATGCGTTTTTAGCAGAGGTTCAAACCTATAGTCAATCCACAGGAATTGCTAATATTAAGCTCCTTTGGCTTAAAGAAACCCCGATCATTCTAGATGATTGGAAGATTGAGATTGTAAATTTATTTTCGCAAAATCTAGATTTTGAATACTATGATTATTCCTTCAATTCTGATGGATTCTATGCTTGGGACAATTTAAGATTTGCTGGTTTTTATGAGGTTGAATGGACGATCACAAAGAAGGACGATAGACCTTATAGATACGAATTTAGAGGCAAAATAAGCGACTATTATAAACTTCCAATCATATTACCTTATTCTGGAATATACTCCGTTAAATGCAGAGTATGGGATGGTTTTAACGACATCTGTGCTGTTCATTACGAAAACTCTATCGAGGTAAAAACAAGGGATCTTGAAGTTGCAAATGTTGCTAGATATAGGGAGTCTGAGGTTTATACCTGGGAGAATGTTTCTAAAACATGGGACGATCATAGTTCTCTCTGGGTTTTCCCGATTGAAAAAAATCAAGACGATAAACACAAAACAAGTAAGGAGATATTAACCCCAGCTGAATACGGGAATCAATTTAACGAAGGCCAAGAATGTAAAGTTCTAAAAAGATTTGGAGAAACCATAGGATCAGCTCCATTAAAATTCGGATTACAAAAAATGGTACTTAGTGGATTCACAAGTACTTATCCAGGTGGAGGATTAGGTCCGGTATTGGTTACTATAAATTCTTCGTATCTTCCCCATTCTTTTACAAATGGTGAGAAAATAACACTAATAGATAATTACAACGTAACTGGAAATATTTCTGGTCAGTATAACATATTTAATGTCACATCGACTGGTTTTACACTTCCGATAGTTCTCAATTCATCAGTAACAGCTTCTCAGTTTAGTGTTATCAAAACTGGATCAATAAAAGTTCAGTACGAAGGTAAAACATATGCTAATATTAATTTTAATGGCAGATTAGATACTACTCTAGGAAATTTAATGAGCGCTTTTAATAACGTTCTAAAAGATCCTCAATTTGCTATTGATACCATAACAGATACCTCGGTTTCTTCCATCACTGTACAAGAATGGAAGGAGGTAACATTTAAAGCCCCAATAGGGGTTGGAGACACTTTTAATGGTAAAAAATTAGATGTAACTACCACGGGGGGATTATATGTTTATGACGGAACATCAGTTGGAAGAACTGCACAGGCTGAAATCACTGGGGGAATAAATCCTTACGATCAATATGTTGATTTTGATTTTAACGGGGATCTTCCTGTTGAAAATATGAGATATTACGGAACAAAGGCACTGAATTGGGATGCTTTTGATCAATTAGAATGGGAAAATCTATATTCTCAAACCTGGGGATCTTATGATTTCCACGAAGGATGGTTAGGAGGATTTTCTCTTTACAATTTACAAAGTGGAGATAAACTTAGAGTGGGATCAGGATCAAGAGGTATTGTGTTAGGAAACGTAAGTTCTCCTGATCCTAGCCCTAATTACTTAGACTTAAATGAAGCTTGTGATCAACTAAATGCTTCGAGAGATCCTGGAATATCTAAATTTAACTATGAAGTTAGAGGATTTTCAAAGCTAGGAAATAACTTTAATTTTCAAGGTAGTCCTATAGGATCTCCCCTAATTACACTAGCTATACCTTATAACGAGGAGAGCGAATCTTTCGATGTTCAAACCGGTGCATCTCCTGGTGCAGGAGCAGCTACTTCAATGTTCCCTGATAAGAACGGTGACATTATTATGGGTGGTGTATATGATGTAAGAGTTTTTAAATCCCCTACTGATTTTGACAATTATCCAATCTCTGCACTATATCCGGGATCTGTTCCAAGAAAAGTTCAGGTTGATGAATATCATAGATGGTGGTGCTACGGAGAAAGTTGTACAGTTCCTTTAGTTGTTTATGACAGATATTACCCAGAGAACACTTTAATTTTTAGTACATCCCCAGTTACTTCTTTTGCTAATCCTGGATTAAATTATATAGTTCCTTTACCAGTTTCAAGTTTTCAAATTTTGTGTCTTGGGATTGATAAATTGACTGACAATTTTACTATGTACGTAAAATATCAGCAGACATATACTATATCACCTGCTGCAACTGATAACGTATTTAGACTTTTAGAGTTCAATGCTTCCACTAAGGAATTTAAAAATCTTTCTGTTCAAGGACCGGTTTGGACCATAATCAAAACATACGATCAAGGAAGTATTATTACTTATAATGGTGAATCATATATTTCTTTAATCAACTCTAATATTGGAAATAATCCATCAACATCTGCAAGCAGTTGGGAGATAATAGATCAGGATCCTCTAACGAAATTAGATACCAGTGTCATCTATATTAGACAACTTAAGTATGAATATTTTGGAAAATATTCTAAGCTTTGGATGGCTACTAATAATGGTATTAAAACATACGACGGTGTTAGAATCTCATCTCTTGATATTTCCAATTCGGGATTACACACAAACGATGTTTATGCAATTACAATAGACGAGACAAATGCTAAATGGATAGGAACTTCCGATGGTATGGCTTATTATGATAATGGAAGATGGGGATGTTGGACACCTTCATCTAGATCGGAGTTACCAATAGCTAAATATAGAAACATTGTTAATTTAGGAAATGGAAGAATATTCTGTATAGCACAGACAGGAAGTCAGAATTATAAATTAGTTTACTTTAATGGAATAACAATCAAGGTTTATGATTACGATCCTGGTACAACTAATCAATTTGCTCCTGCCAATTATTTAGATTTTGATTATGAGGATCTTTACTTCATGATGAATGAGGTTAAATATATTGATGGAACATTTACCAGATACCCCGGTGATATCATGTATTTGGGAGATGTTTATAGAATAGGACAAAATTATGTGGTTCCTGGATATTGGAATCCTACATATACAGGAACTTATTATCAAACCCAAAATCTTTACATGAGAAAGGTAAGTTATACTATACCTTATATTCATGCATCTTCTAAGTATACTGGCCCGGGAGGATGGGATTTTGTTTATCATCTTTCGTATAGACCCGTACCAGATCCAATTTATTTAAAGCTAAAGGGAATTAGCGAAACTGAGGTTAACTTTAACTTTATTGTAGGTCCTCTTTATACTTCTTCTGTTAATATAGGTAAGGATCCACAACTTCCGTATGCTGATAGTAGATCTTGGAAAATGCCTCATTGGTTAAATTACGACTTCAGTAAGATTACGGATGCTCATCCTAATATTAATCCTGATGATCTTTTCTTGGATGCTCCTTTAAGAGATATAGAAAGTGGCATAGCTAGTAAAGAACCATATTGGAGAAATTCAAATTTGATTAGAAGTTCTGATAGAAATTCTGGAAATATAATAGACAGCTTTGAGTGGGTTATTAAAATAGGTGACGGGTCTGATGATAGGGGTATGAGAGTTTTTGTCGGAGATGATGGGTACATTTACGTAACTGGATATTTCCAAGACACCGCATATTTTGGTGCTAAGAATAACTTACCATCCGGGGCAAACACAACCCTTTCTTCCACTGGGTGCAGATCCATCTTTGTTGCAAAATACAACCAGGTAGGTGTAATCCAATGGGCTAGGAAATATGGGGAGGACGGAACCCTGGGATCAAGAGATTACGATTATACCCCGATGGGTATTAAGGTAGATTACCTTGGAAACGTAATTGTTGTTGGATACAAAAACAAAGTCAGAAATAACACATCGGGTGAATTGCCCGATAATCTTTATATTAAATGGAATGGAGATGCACAGCTGGTGACATCTACTTCTTTGTTTACCTCTCCAACAATAAATGATACTGAGATTATTAGTGATCTTGCTATTGATAGGGTAGGAAATGTTTATGTTGCTGGTAATTTCATAGGAACTATCACTTCCGGAACTAAAACAATAACAAGTGCAACTTCAACGCAAGAGGTTTTTGCTGCTAGAGTGGAAGGAGACGGAAGCATTAAATGGCTAAAGAAGATGAACACTGGCGGTGAAGAAAGCGATCCTTCTCTTCATATAGGAGAATCCTATGAGGATCTATACATAGCTTTTAATTCTAAATCCGGATCAGACCAAAAGATCTATTTAAACCGATATACAAGTTATGATTTTCATGCTGATTGGTCTAAAACAATAGCCAATACAGATTTTGGAACATTCACTACCAAGCCTCACATTAGAGTCTCTAAAAACGGTGAGATAGCTTTAGGTGCTAGCTTTAAAGGAAAACTTACTGTTGATGACATTTCATTCACTTCTATCGGTGATTCTGATATTGCGGTATTTAAGTTTAATGGATACCGACCATTATGGGGTAAAAATGTTGGATCTTTATATTCTGATTTCTGTCAGGATATCGGAATAGATTCAGAGGGAAGTATTTTTGTATTGGGATCTTATTCTGGATACGTTACAGCTTCCCCTAATTACTCATCGCCTAATTATTATCCTTCACCTCAAGGAAATCTGGACGTTATCATGTTTAAGTATGACCAGGATGGAACCCTTTTAGATATAGTTGATTCTGGCGGCCTTGGTAGAGATGAGGGAATGTCTATCTCTTTTGATAAAGATGATAACATTTACCTAACTGGATATGTGACAGGTCAATCTAATTTCTCCAATTGGGTAGTTTCACCAGGTGGTGGTGAAGATGCTTTTGTAGGTAAGATCTCTAATTTAAAATACAAAACTGGTAAAAAGATCGGTAACCCTTTCTCTTTATTTGGTTCTCAGACATGGGACATAGGTGACGATAAGATAACACACAAGGAATTTGAGGCACCAATGGGATCAACCGTAGTATTCAATCCTTTAGACTCTTTAATTCCTGGAAAAAGAAATCACGTTTGGAAATTAATTTATGACGGATCCGGGGAGGAGTTAATTAATGTTAAAGACGTCAAATCCTTCATCTGGACATTTAATAAACCTGGCTTCTATAGTCTTTATTTACAGGTTGAAGATAGTAACGGAAACGTTTCTGTTTTTGACAAGAAGGGATACATTAGAATTATCGATCACAAGAATCCACCATCCGGGGAAATCATAGAATATGTTAATAGCGATATCTTTAGAAAAAGAGCTATCTATGAAGCTAAAACATTTCCACAATTAGCATAAACTATCTGTCTCTATACTCTGTGTAAATTCCTAAAATTTCTGGTACAATAGGATGTCTGTGATTCTTTTTAAGTGAGATTATTTTAACTCCCTCCACTCTGGATTCTACGGTATTTAAAAAATCCAATCCTGAATCTTTTTTAACCTTCAGATCAATTTGAGAAATATCACCACAGATCATAATTTTAGATGCTACTCCTAATCTACCTAAGACCATTTCCATTTGATTGTTTGTAACGTTTTGAGCTTCGTCTACAATAACACATGCATTTAAAAATGTTCTTCCTCTCATAAAAGGGAAAGGCAAAATTTCTATCACGTTTTCTTCCACTAATTTGTCTACTTTTTCTTTCTCGTAAAGTAGATACAGATTGGAATAAATTGGAGCTAACCATGGGTCCATTTTCTCTTTTAAGTCACCTGGTAAGAATCCAATGTCTTCCTTAGCTACAGTAGGTCTTGTAATTATTATTTTTTCGACATCTCTACTAAAAAGGAGATCTAAAGCTATTTGACAAGCTAAAAGGGTCTTACCTGAACCTGCCATCCCTCGGATGACTGTAACTGGATTTTCTAGGATTAAAGATTTTGCTTCTTTTTGCTCTTCATTTAGCTGAATTTTGAATTTAATTGGGCCTTTAACTCTCCCTTTAGCAGGGGTTTCCTTCTCTTGTTTTTGCATAAATCTTTAGTGTTAATTTTTAAGAAACTAATAAGTTTTTCTCTGTATGATCTTAGCATAGCGGATTTATTTCTTCGCTCGAGCTTATTTGATATATATATTCGGAATAAAAAACTAAAAATGATTACTATTCAAGAGATACTAGGAACTGACTCGATCGCACCATCGAGATTAACCATTAATTCTAACTTTCTACTTATTGAGAATGAAATTAACGATCTAGAGGACGTTTTTAATATAAATGTTGTTACTGGATCGATGGACATGTCTCAAGCAACAAGCGGTCAGCTAAAAGCCAAGACCTTTTTTGCCAATCAAGCAACATTCCCAGCTTCTGGGACTGCTACTGTTAATATTTATGGTACAGGAGCTAGCGCAGGAAATGCCTCTTTCTCTGGTATAGTTTCAGCTTCTCAGCTAACCCTTTCTGCTACTGGTTCTTTTAATCAGGTAAATGCATCGGGTCCTGCAGTATTTGGAGCAACCGGTACGTTTAACGGTGATGTTGTTTTCAACTCTGCCGTAATAAATGGGCCAACTGGATCATTTATAGAAAAAAACTCGATAGGTGCATCGGGTTCAACCAACGCATTTTTATCACCTGCAAACGGAGGAGGTGGAGTTACTGGAACATATAGCAATCCATATCCTTTAACTTTCGATGAAAGTGTAATTTATGCTAACTGCTCATATACTAGTACTGATTCAGCTGATGCCGGATTTACTCAAGGATTTTTCTTTTATGTTGCTACAGGAGCAGCCCCTTCAGGAAACCCACCATCAGTACCACAGGGATATAGATTAACTATTGTTAATACCGCACTTAATGCTGGATTAATTGCTACTGGTGTTACTGGACCAGCAGGAAGCACATACTATACAGGATTTAGCACAGGTAATGGACTTTACCAGCCAGCTGGTATTACTACAGCTGCTAGCATCCCTTATAAAAATACTTTAACCCTTCAGTGGGAGAATAGAATAGGTAAAGGAGCTACTACACAAAACGGATCTTGGGTGGTTATATCCAACAGTGGATTTGTAGCTAGCGACTTCTTCTAATAAATAAAAAATTGAATGGCTAAAACCCCATACATAAGACCCCTCCAAGTACAAGGTGGAACTTTTTATACCTTTAGTTCTGCTGCGGAGGATCTTGCTCTAACTTTTAATAACACGGTCAATAAGTTCAGATTTTCAAAATACGTTCTTTTGAATCTTCCTGAATTTAGATCCCCGTTATATGGGGAGAATACCATCCAATTTAATACCATAGACAGCTCATTTCTGGACGTAGCTGAAGGAAGCTTTGATTTAGTCAATCCTAACAATTTAAGTCCAAATTTGGAAGTCTCTTTTCAAAACTATTGTCTTAACTTAGAAGCTTCTCTACTTGCCTCCGATGGATACAATCCAACCTTAAAAAGAAATGTCTCAGAAAGAGTTTTTTGGAAGTGGTTAAAAGAAATGGGATCTATTAGATTTAGACCAGCAAACTCAAACGAGGTAATACCCTCTTTGGATCAAAATGCAACAGGTCTTACTGGGGGATTCCCATATTCTGATAAAAGATGGACAGAAGAGGACGATTTCCTAACAGGAAATGGATCAGTTACCCCAAGATACTCTAGGGTCGTAAAATATATCGGAGAATGTGATATTGTAAATTCTGTACAAAGCAAAAACAATTCTTATTCAGAGGTTTATATTCACGTACCAACTAGCGATGGACACACCCCTTTGGTGATGTTTAAAACCCAGGCTGATGAAAATTATTATCCTGGACAAACAATAACAAATAATCCAACTGATCCTTTAGATAGAGAATATCTTCAAGGAAGGAGCGCAGCTGATGGACTATATGGTCCTAACGGACTTCCTCGTTTGGCTATCTTTGATCAAGATGTTGTTGGACAACCAGGGATAACTGGAACATCTGCAACTGGTGCAACTTTTACCAATCAATGGTATTATCCAAGAAACACCGCAAATTCATATTATACTGATAATTCTTTTTTTGATGCTGATACAGATTCAATGGTAAAACATTATCAGACGTATCAAGCAGAATATAAAAGAAGTAAACTTGATGGAATTCAATTAGATTTCAATCCTGATAATTACAAACCGATAGTTGATAATCCTTCAATCAGTACAATCGAAGAATATAACTCAACTGTTGATTCTGATTCTTTCGAGTTTAACGCCGTTCTTTTGTATTATGATGTATACGATCCTAACAATCCTGCTGATGCGGAGACAAATCTATATGGTATTCTTTTCTTAGAGGATATAGAACCTATTTCAAATAGCGCTGGTAGAATTCCTGTATTTAAAAAGTATAAGCCAGATCCAATTACTAAGTTAAATGGTAATTCTTACGGACTGAAGGTTAATATTAAATTTGATACTGACATAGAAAGTACAGGGGTAGAACTTGCTGTTAATGATTATTCTTCTTTCTCTCTTTCAATGTTTATGGATGCAGCTAATGTTTTACAGGAGGCTGCTAGAACTTTAAATGATCAAACTACCGAAATTATAAACCTTGCTGATAGAGTAAACACTTTAGAAGGATTGGTTGTTACAATGGATGATAATACTTCAATTAATGCAAGACTAAAAGCATTGGAAGATTCTATGGTTGCAAACCAGGCTTTATTTAGAAATACTCAGGATATTTTAGGACTGATCGAGAGAAATTATACGATGGTCAAAGATATTTTAAACGGTAGAACAAACATTAAGCTTTCCTATGATTTGGATCTAATTAAAAGTGGAGAAGGAGTAAATGTAGATAGATCAACACCTAATAGATTAGTTTTAAACAATAGTGTTCAACATTATAATCTACCGGATGAGAATGGATATAGTTTTACTATTAATCCAGTAAGTGGTAACAGTCTTACATTGAAGCCATACAGTAACTATTATAAACATAGTAATTTTGGATTAACCATAACATTAACAAACGATCTTATAATTAAAATAGACGATACCAATTCTAAATGGAAAAAAGGGCAAACCTTTAGGTTAGTCTTTGATGATAAGATTATTCTCAACGGAAATAATATTTTAATCTACACGGACTCTACTGGGCTTTACCCATTAGCAACACCTTCTGGAGTTTATTATAGTATTTTAGTTGGAGGATTCACACAAAACATTTTCAGTTCTTCTGATAACAAACCTATCTTTGATATTGTTTGTGTCGATGAAAAGAATTTAGTTTTCGAAATAGATCAAATAAAATAAAATGGCAGGAACCAAAAATTCTATAAGCTCACTATTAGCTCAATTTCTTAGACTCCAGAAGAATTCTATGGAGATCATTAATAAACTGAGTAACGCAACAACTTCAAACCAAGACATAGTTAGCGTTGAGTTTCTAGACGATAACAATCAAACTAGTACAGTATCAATACCATCTTGGGGATATATTCTAAATGAAATTAAAAGACTTGATTCTAATATCAAAGCTTTAAGTGGATTAGATGACGGTAATGCTAATGTTAGAAATGCCGACGGCACAGTTTCTAGAATTTATCAATCAACACCCTTGGTTGATCCTATTGCTCCTGCTAATTTGCAAGTTCCTTCTGCTTTTAAATTTAGAAGCAACTATTTCTTTGAAAGCTTTTTAAATCCACTTTTATTTGTTACCTTCAACCTTGATGGGCAGGTGGAAGCAGGCACAAAAAGGGTTTATGTTAAGAGAATAATTGCTAATACAACTTCTGATGTTCAGAAAAATTATTTTGATTCTAATCTGAAAGGAAGAAATGATATCTCTGATCTACAATTTATGACCGAGCTAACTGGTCAGGGTATTACTTATTTCATAGACGAAGACACAGTAGATTTACCTTTACAAGTTATTAGATATACTGGATCTTTTTCTGTACTTAGGGTGTTTGATCAAACAATTCCAGTTACCGTAGGAGGACAAACAATAAATCAAAATGTAAGAAAATACAAACTAGATTTAACATCATATAAAGATATCATAGCAAGTTCTTCTAATGCTGACAGACAGCTTAAAGTTGGAGACAAGCTAATGACCTCTGGAGGAAGTAGATTTGAGATTACCAATATTGATTTATCTGAATCTACTGTTGTATTAAGAAGAATTAGTGGATACGAACCAGTTCCGATTGGAGATGGAGCATTAAAACTTGATTCGGAAGTTCTTTCCCCGCTTCAGGTTAACGTTAATCTTGGTCATGATGAAAGACAAGCAATTTTCATCAAAGCAATTAATGATGAGTACCATGTTACAGGATCATCATATAGCAATGGCGTAGTTTTTTATTCTAACGAGATGTTGATAAACACATCAGAAGGAACTATGACATTGGACGATTTTTATAAAAATCAAGTTTCAGATTTTGGATCTCAATTTTTATCAAATACAAAGGAGAAGGTAATTCCTTCAGTTTATTCTATTGTTCCAAATTCTCCAGTATTAAGTTCTGCTAATTTCAAGGTAGTTCAGATTAACAAACAGATAACTCAAACGACTACATCTGATAAGTTTTCTAGCAGTGTGCAAACCAAAGTTAAGATACAGAATGAGATAGAAGCAATTAATAAATCCATTGATCAAACAAGAAATGAAATATCTGCAATTGTTAGTGACTCTGTAACAAAGTCTTCTAGCTCAACCAGAGAAAGCTTACTTGCTAAAATAGATTCGTTGACTAAGGAGAAAGCAACTAAGACGTCTTTATTGCAAACTATTATTCAGGATCTAAATAACATTACATCTAGTGCACCAGAAATATCAGAAACCCCTAAATATAGAGTTAGAGGATTTTGGCCTATCCCTGAAGCAGTTACCGATGCAAAAACAGGATCTCAAGAAGTAATTCAATTTAGAGTTAGATACAGATACCTAACTAAACAGGGAAATGCAACCTCTGCTGATGAGATTAAATTCTCGGATAACGATGGAACAGAAAGGAGAGGAACATATAGTAACTGGGTAGAGTATAAGACGGATATTAGAAAGAAGGGTTACAATACAACAACTAAGAAATACTATTGGTTAGACGAAGATGTTCAAAATGGAGACGTTCCTAATATAAACCAATTAGACATTCCTATTAATGCAGGAGAAAAAGTAGAAATAAAAGTTTCTTCTATTTCTGAAGCAGGATGGCCTATGAATCCTGCAGAATCAGATTTTTCTACTTCGGTTCTTATAGATTTCCCAGAAGAGTTAACAACAGGAAACGGAAACACCCAGTATGTTGATCAGAATAAAAATGATCAGGTGTTGGTTGCTTTACAGCAGGATTTAACCTCAAGAGGCCTTGATGCTCACCTTTCTACTTCTTTTAACAGCGGAGATAAGTATTATGCACACGTCGGAGATACAATATTTTCTGGATTTTATGACACTACTGGAAAATCACTAGATCTTTATCAGAAGCTTCTTTCAATGGATCAGGAAATAGCTAATCTGAAGGCAATGATTAATGTTGCCAAAGGAATTCTTACAGTTTATATTAATGATGGAACTAATCTCATCCCAGTTAAAAGAGGATCTGTAATTGAATTATTTGCAGGATATTATGACGAGCTCCTAGATCTTACAAATATATCGAACTACGGAAAAATAGTAAGTACACAATATACAATAGAGTTAAGAAACGAAACAGCTTCTAAACTAGAACTTGCTTCTATAATTCCAGGAGGACAAAACGTAATTGCATTAGCAAATACAGATCCCAAAGCTACTGCTGATTATTCTGCTGTTAGAAAATACGATTTAACTCCTATATCTTTAACAGGGATTAAATCTTCTGATGTAAGACCTAATATATCAGGATCTACTGCATTTATTCAAGCAGCACCTTACCAATCTGGAAATTCAAACTCACAATTTATTTACCCAAGATTCAAATCTGTTGGATTGGATGAAGATGTTTATTTTACACCAGTAACTTCAACAACTTGGAACGATCAAACCGGAGTAGCTTCTGGAACTAGCTTTGTTCCTCAGGATCAGGGCGTTTTAATTCCATTCTTACCAGGAGGAGCTTCTACCCCCGGTAGTTCAAACAGTAATGTTTGGGTAGGGACTTACAGCGGTGGAACCCCGGACGGAAACGGGAAACTTAATGAATTCTGTGTTCACATAGACCATCCTGTTGTAGTTGCTGAAGCAGCAAGTTCTTCTACTCCAAGAAATTTTGGAAATCTTGTTAGACCAACCCAGGGAACAAGCGGATTTAATTATCCTGCATTTAGACATGCTACCGGATTCCAGGCTTCAACTTCAGATAGCTTCGATCCTGCAATTACCAACCAAACTAAGAATTATCAGCAACTAGCTTATACCCAAATTAATAACACAAGCTATGGAACTGATAATCATGCATATCCTGGAAAATTAGGATTTGAAGCAAATGACGAATATCTTTTAGGAAAATATTCATGCGGAGCTTATTTATTTATGGCTCCTTCCAGCCACTCTCCAATTCAAGTTGAAGGATCCACAACTCTTGCAGTTAAATCTCTGGAATCAGGAACACAGAACGCAATTGTTATCCCTGTTATATTCCAGATGAGATCTCAGGATAAACTGGGTTACATCGGGGGATATAGATCGACAGGAACTATTCGTAATATAACATACTCTAAAAAATTAGGAATAGATATAAAGGTAAGTAACGAGGAACTATTCTCTTTTGACTTGGTTGTTAGTGGTAGCTATACTAAGACTGCTCTAACTTCACCGATTTACTCAAGTTTCAGAGATAACCTCGGTTATAGAAGATTAGCTCAGATCTAAAGATGGCAGATAAAAAAGAAAAATATAAATCTTCGTTTGGAATCGTTAGATCCAATCCTAGAATTTCTGGAAATGTAAAAATTACAGTGGATTCTTCAGAGAATCTCTGGCTTAATTCTATTGATTCAAACGATGAGATGTCTAAGAATCAATACAAGGGATTTAAAATATCCTCAGATACGAATTATGCTCAGGATGTATATAATTTCTTTTCCCAGGGTAAAACCCCTTATAATTTTATTTTTGGACTAAAGAATGAAGATAGATTAAAGGATACCTATACCAATACCCTAGTTGATCAGTACGATGGCTTTTATCATGCTGGTGCAGTTCCTTTAATTTCTGATGTTTACAATGAAAATTTTTCTTATTTAGCTCCATTTTGGCTGGGTAAAAAAATACCTAAGTATTTTGTAATTTTTAGAATAGATGATCCTATAGATTTTTCTTATGTAATTAAGGTTACCTCTCTTGAAGTAGGAAAGATTTATAAGGTACTAGAAGATTATGATGTTGATACTACTGCATCAAATTACAATAAGTATACAATAATTTCAGGGGGAAATCAGTATTCTGCAGGACAAGCTTTTACTGCTAATGCAACAACGTTTGACGAGGTTCAAGGAAACGGTAGTGTTATTTTAATTGATGCAGAATATAACACATCCAAGATAGGAAATATCCAAGATCATTTTATTGATAGCATTCTTCCTAAATCTTCGATAGTATCAACATATTCATTACAGGAGAATTCCAAAATTGGAAAATATCTAAGAAAAATTCAAAATTTTTCTAATTATACACAATCCCTTATTGATGTTAGATTTGAAAAGGATGCTTTAACAACTTACAGCGGTGCCTCTATCAAAGACGGGGTTTTTGCAAAAAAAGGTGAGTATCTTTATAACACCTTTAATAACGATTCAAACATCATAGATTTTGAAGAATATATTACGGATGGGTTTAGAAGGAATGGAATTGTTTCTTACAATCTGTTGAATCTTGAATTTTTATTTGATGACCCAGATGCAGATCTTTATAGTATAAATAGATATTTTGGATTATACGTAGACGATATCCCAACTGGCAAATTTCAAATTTCAGGAGATCTTTTCTATAACCAATCTATTTCTGTTGGAAATTTTCCAGAGCCTAAATCTTCATTACAACTTTCTAAGATAATGACTTCTCCTTTTTATCAGGAGAATCAAGAGGGTTTAAGAATATTTATAGATTCCGAAAACACCTGGGGACATATTCCTACATCGGACGATGTTCACACAAACGACAGACTTAAGATCCTTTATGTCAAGGATAAGAATGACAATTTTTATTCTTTTAAACAAATTAAAGATTATTCTGGATCCGCTACTGATAGCGATAAATGGGGAGCGGGAACACCTCAAGATAATCTAATTATTCTTAAAAACAAAAACCTGGACCTTTCTGTATTTTCAGGTTCAGATCCCGAAAAAACAAAAGAATATAAAGCGGAACTTGCTAAGGATACCGGTAGATCTTATACTATATTAAGAATAGAAGGAGAGCTTACCCCAAACGACGCAATAGTTCTATATCATCCATTCGGTCAATACATTTCTGATAACAAGAGGTATGATTATTTTCTTGCGTCGGATATGACTTATGTTAAACCCGGATGGGGAGTCGGAAGTTTTACTGACGAAAGCGGTGCTTACTACTTTCATCCATTTGGTGCTAAAGAACAAATAGCTAAAGCAATAGCCGGTGTACTTAATAGTGTTAATTATAAATCATACAAGGCATTTAATATAGGAAATGAGATTGTAATAAGAACAGAGGGAAGCGATGTTAGAAACGATGACATATTTTCTGTTTATGTCTATTCTGATTATTATAATCAAGTAAATTTTACATCCGCTAGCAAAATTTTTATAGATGAAATAGATTCAATTAATCTAACGGCTCCCTATAAATTTATTGGAGGATCTAAATATGCTAATACCCGAATAAAGCTTAAAAAAGAAGATGCTGCAAAAATTACGACTTCTAATTACATAAAAACTAATTCTGGTTTATCTAAGATTAAATTTATAGGTAAATGTATTGATGAAGATGAATCTGAATTGTCTAATGGTGTAATTAAAGACTATTCTACTCATTCAATCATAGAAATAGAAGATCACACACATACTATTCTCTTTGGTAGTTTAGGTACCATTATTGTTGAACAGCTGATAGAAATAGAAACAGGTGCATTTTCCATTTATCCATTGAAGGATTTGGATGTAGATTTCTGGTCTAGTACATACGGAAGAACTCCAACTGAGGAATATTATAGATATGTTGATATTCAGCCAGGAACGGATTCAATTAGGGAAGGAATAGATTATGCTGTTGCTTCGGGGGCTATTGTTAGATATAACGGTTTAAATTACGGTCAAGGAGCTACCGCAGGATTTATTTTTAGAGGCAATGCTGGGGTAACATCATATACTCTTATTCAATCCTCTACTACCTTAAGATCCAATGTAGTTCCTTCCATTTACGTAAATTCAATTGATGATGCGATCAGCAATGGAATTAATGATTCTTTGGTTGACATAGATAGATTTCCAGGATTCGTTGGGCTTCAGGAGATTAAATATTTAAATGACGGAGACGGAATTTCCACTAAGAAAGAACAGATGGAATTCGGAAAGGCTTCCAACGAATATGATGTACTTAAAGAAAATTATCAAAGATCATTAACACTAAAATCTAGAATAAATCCTTACATTACTAAATGGGTATACGAAGGAGGTATAGATGCAAGGGGAAATGATTACAGGCTAAATTCAAGCAATACCTTTACACCTTTGAATTTTTCGCCTAGCTTTTTTAGTTCAGGAAGAGATCCTTTATATTTTACCAATGAATGGTACGTGTTAGAGAAAGTTCCTATTGATGCTACCTCTAATCTTTTAAAGAATACTTCAAGTTATTGTCCTGGACCTACGGGGGGAATCAGTTTATCAAATTTACAAAATGCTGATCCCTCTTCCAGAGATTATTTTGAAGACTATTTTACGGTTGATGGAGAAGATTACTATAATTTAGATAATGTAAGATTTAGCGATGTTAGAAAAAAACCTGTAGAATCTTTTTATACATATTTTGATTATAATCAATCATCAGGATATTCTGAAACCCTGTTTAGAGGAGTGAAGGTTAGGATTAAAGAGAGAACTGATTTTTCAGTCCAAACTAGCAACAGGAATTCTTTTAAATTTGGCGATCAGAAATTTAAAGATTATAAGTTTACCTGTGTTTTAAAATCAATAGATGACCCCGATCCTTATACTGTCAATGCCCCTATAACCTTTAAGGTTCATCAGAACGATCAATTCAAGACAGTGACTCTTCTTATTACTGTCGTTAATAATGATAGCAGATTTATTGATCCTGAAAAATTTACTTCTCTGATATACGATTCAGGAACAGATGCCAATGCCTCTTTTAGTTCTGCAACGGGTTCTTGGTATTATAACCCGACAGGGATTTATGGAGGATCTGATTACTTTGGATTATATTCTTTAAAAAATAAGGTTAGACATTCAATCAGGGGAGGAACAGGAGGAAATTCTGAATATGATAGAATAACTACAGGGGGTGTGCTTTTCTCTAGTAATACCTATATAAAATTAAGCAGCGGTTTAAATTATTCCTCTAGGGGAACTATTGGAATTTTACCACTAGTAAACTCCTCAACAGCTAACGGAACAGGCATTGTTCCTATCGCAGCTAATCCTGATTATGATACAGATTTAAGGGAGGAAGTTAAATTTTATTCCCCTATCACTCCTGTTACTGGGATTGGAAGTAGGGATGCTTTAAAATTAAATGGTGTTATTTATCCATATACACTTTTCAGCCCTAGAAGAAATACCCCAGGAACTTATCTAATGAGAGCACCTTGGCCGGTTGGAACTGGTAAAAATTATCTTAATTTTAATGAGGTATATTACGGAGGGGGTACCGGATATTATTTCGATTATACTAATTTAGGATATTCCGCTCCAACCTTTACAAACGTTCCAGTCCCAGTTCCTTATGCTACGATAGACGATTTAGCAGTGTATCAGTCTTTAGGTGGGGAAAATTACTGGGAATCAGTTTTTACTAAGATCTCTTTCCCTGAAATTTATAAATTATTTAGAGAGGATAGCAGATACATTAAATACACCCGAAGCTATTGGGACGGAAATACAAATCAAACTGTTATTGATTCTAATACTTTTGTTTTAGAATTCGTGAAGCCTTCTTCATTCTTACAGACAACGAGAAAAATCCCGATCGAGGAAACAGTAAAGCCAGAAGATTTTTCTAGCACACTTGTTGGATATCAAATAGCAGAGGAAGACGCATTAACCGAATTCTTTAGATACGGAGGAGGATATTCTCCTAAGTTTAGAGAGGTCTTGCATTTTAATAATATTAAAAATGATCTATTTTCGTATGATAGAAACACAACAGGTGGATTTGAATTTGTTGTATCATTGAAGGAAAAAACTAAAGATTCAATTTTTTACGGGGTTGGGTCTGATTATGAGATTTTAATAGACGGAACCTCAAGAAAAAAACTAAGATTAGTAAGAGGAAACACATATTATTTTAATTTTCAAAATTTTGCTGCATTAGGATATTCAGCTTCTCCTGATCTATTTCCTGTGAAGAAAAATTTCGTTCTCTCTCAGGTTAGAAATTCAGGAAATACCTCTGATTTATATACTGATGGATTTTATTTTAACTCTGGTTTAACTGGAGCATATTTTACTGTTCCTCAAGATGCTCCTGAAAATATTTATTATGAAATACAGGGAGAGGGTTATGCTGGAGATCTTTCTATCGTGACGGAGGGTCTAGAATACAAAAACTTAACATTAGGTGTAAATAAAGAATTTTTTGGATTTATTAGAAATACTAACTATTACAAGTATGCTAAAAATAGTCCATTCAGAATTGATCCAAAGAGTGGATATAAACCAGAATACAATCTTATAGGAGAAACACCAATAGACAGAAGAGATTTATTCATATTTGAAAGTACATGGGACCCTGGTAGATATAAAGAATATATTTCTTCCAAATCTTTTTCAAATATTCCTGGATCTAAGAACATGCTGGAACAAAAATCTTTCTTCGGAAGCAAGGTGATGAAAACACCAAACACGATCAAAGAGTCTCTGCAATTAAAATATGATTCTTCCATCGTTGATGTATTCAATACGCAGATTGATTTATACCCTAAGTATGAAATCCTTTGGGAAGAAACAGAAACAGAAATAAAAGCTTTACTTCTTGTAGATAGAACTGCAATCAAACATTTTAACGAAGGTGGAATTGGTAAGAAATTTTATTCATTATTGGTTTCTGAGTTTGGAGTTGGAAGTGAAACCGTTTTATCTGACGACGTTGATGAGTATATAAAATTAAATGTTATACCTCAATACGAGGCAAAAGAAATATCAGTCTGGATTAAAAAGATACAAAAAACAGCTGGAGTTGATTTACCCCCTATAGTAAGCAATCTTGCTGATTTTAATAAAATGAAGAATGGATTTATTAAATCCACTAATAACAACATAACAAAAAGAGGATCCCTGCAGTATGAATTTAGATTCCAGAAGGACCCAGCTTATGATTATTCTGTAGCCTTCTCATTTTTAATAGGAAAAATATAAGGGAGCTAAAAAAGATGATATATATAAAAACTAAGAATTAGAGATGCCAAAGATTAATCTACTGAATATACTTCCAGGTGACAGCCAAACAATTCTTATTGACAAAGTTAATTATAACTTTGATCAAATTCTGACTGCTGGGGGTGGACCTCAGGGATCACAGGGAATTAGAGGTGCTACCGGACCTATCGGTCCTCAAGGAATCCAAGGTCCTACTGGTCCACAGGGACTAAGAGGAGCTAGATGGTATGTTCAGCCAGTTGCTCCCTCGTCATTAAACGTCGGATCCTACCCAACACCTTGGGGAGAGCCTGAATTAGGTGATTATTGGTTAGCTGGTGAAACCGGAGCTAATCCTTATGGAGTATATGTTTATAATGATTTAGGGGGAGGAACATTAGGGTGGGATTATTCTGGTGTTTATATCAATACCCAATCCGCTTTCAGTGCGGTTGACGACATCAACCTTACTACAGGGGAAAGAGTTTTGCTTCACAATACCCAATTTAGTCACACGTATGGCCTATTATTAAGCGATTATGGAGCATCAGGAGGTGCACCTGGATATAACTACAGTAATCTAGGACAATTTGGTTTAAACAGCGAAAGGGCTAAGTTAAAAATAGCTACCGATCCTTCCTCCGCTATGGCAACTTTACTTTCCTTCGGTAGAGCGGATCAAGATGCTATCAACTATTCAAGTCCATCTTATAGTCAAGGAAAAAATCCAAGATTTCTTTGGACTGCTGCAAGCGGCTATAATCTTGATTTTACAAACCCCGGAGGGGATTTTAATATTAAAACTCCTGGCAACAATTTTAACGTTCCTCTTTCTGTTAACATTTCTTTAATAGCTTCTAGCAATATTCAGGCTAATGCTTTGAATGTTTCGATAACAAGAGCTGGATCAAGTAATTCTTTTAATAACTACGGGACTGGATCTTATTATGCAGAGGGTTCTGTAATGAGATATAGTCCTAATTACGGATTAGCCTCCGGTAATTTCATAGTAGGTGACACAGTTTCTACTTCAGGAACAAAGGGACTAGTTATTTCATCATCATCAACATCTGCTGGAAGAGCTTTAGTTTTAAAATCTGCAGTTACCACTAATAATTCAGTTTATGGTAGAATTGTTGCAGAGGGGCAATCTTCCTCAATAGCAGCTGCTGGAATATCTTTTGCAATAGATGGATCTACTGCAGCTGATTCTAGAATAGATTTTGCTACGAGTAGTTCTTCTGGAGGATATGATGTTACTAGATTAAGACTAGATAGAATTGGAAATCTTCAATTTAGATTCGGATCTATAACAGGATCCGATAGGGATGCTCTTATTTATATTCAAGAATCTGCTGGAACTGATTCTGGAGCAAACGTTTCTGTCAAAGGTGGATCAAGCCAGGGTGGAAGTTATGGAGGTGGATCGTTATACTTGGCAGGAGGAACAGGTGGATCAGTAAGTGGAAAAAGTGGTAATGTTGTTATTTCTTCAGGTTTTGTTCCTGCTGCAGGATCTGCAATGGGTGGCAGCATTTATATACATCCTCCATTAGCTAATAAGACTAATGTTACTGGTGTAGCAATAGGTTTGGCGGAAAGTGCTAGTGTTGATGCTGCATTGGTAGTAAAAGACACCTCAGATGGAATTGCTGGTGGTGATGTTTTACAACTGAAAAAAGCAAACGACACTACGTTCTTTGGCTTTGATAGCGATGGATATTTAACAAAGGGCGTACCTTTTACTTCCGTCTCTAATTTATCATCCGTTCTTTCTTCCGATGCAAATAATTTGGATTATTATGACGAGGGCGATTGGTCAGGAACCTTAGAGCTTGTTCCTAGGGTAACACAATCTGGATGGAATTCTTCCAAATATAAAATAGTTAAATCAAAATATACTAGAATAGGTGATACTGTTCAGGTGGACTTTGTTGTAAAGATTGATTCTTTAACATCCGGAGTAACACCACCAACTACTGCTAGCGATGGTTATCTTTATATTAAAGGATTCCCTTACGGGGCAGATTTTTCAAATGTTAGATTAGGAACTGCTACTAATAGTTACTCCGCCCCAGCCTTACCTTATGTTAGTATAAAGGGAATGGGACTCGGAAATGCTGGAAATCCTATAGGTGCTAATCCCGTTGGAACAATTCAGCCTTATCCCTCATCAACTGCACCGAGTGGTTGGGTAAACTGTGACGGTGGGTCTCTTTCTATCAATTCTTACAGAGATCTGTATAATGCTTTAGGAGGTTCATCTAGTCCATATGGATCAAATGATGGATTCTCCTCAACATTCAAAGTTCCTGATCTAAGCGGTAAATTTATTAGGGGTGTTGGGGGAAATGCAGATTCATTAGGTAACACACAATCTGATGATATAAAATCTCACACTCATACTATTACTTGGCAGAAAGGACAAGCTGACATGAACGAATCCGGAACTTACGGAGAACTTTATGACGCAAGAACTCCTCATAACAGAACAACAACAACCTCCTCAGCAGGTGGGACAGAAACTCGCCCGATTAATATGGCGATGAATTACATTATTTATACAGGGGGTGGATCTGTTGGTATTTCTGATCTTTCTGGAGCGTTTATCAACGAAAGTTCTGAGTCTAGACTATATCTCTATAATGGGATAGGAAACTTAAGTGTTTCTAGTATTCCTGGAGGTTCCGGTGTGGTTTCGTATTTGCATGGAAATTTCTCTTATTTCACTACAAGTTCTACTAAGTATTCAGGAACTCCTGCTCCTAGTCCTAGCCCAACGCCGACACCACCAACGCCACCAACGCCGCCGCCATCGCCTGCTTCTTCTTGTGATGCTGCTCCGTCTATAGATACAATAACTTCGATCGGGGGAGGACAAATATCAATTGCTTTCACTCTTGCAAACAGCGGAACTAATGCTACTTCAGTAACCCTTGAATCATCAACTGATAATTCAACATGGACGCCAAGCACAGCAGGAACAACTAGTCCGATAACAATAACTGAGCCGATTGTAACAACATATTATAGATTAAAGACCAATTGCTCAGGATCTCCTGCTACATCATCATACTCAAGCACTGATACATACGTTGTATCTGCTCCTCCTTCTAGCACAAGAACTGGAAATATTATAGTTAACCTAGCAGGAGATAAGTTTAGGGTGAATCTGGATCAACCAGCAACGTGTACATATACCTTCTCACTTACTGGAACATGGCTTGATTGGGATACTTCAGCAAGTGGTAACTGGAGTTCTGCTCCATTCCAGATAAATGCTGGATCATCTGTATCCTCGCCAATTTGGGTAGATTGTATAAATAATAATTTCCCTTACACTGATCTAAATTCACTAGCGGGAGGAAGTCCAAATTATAACACTATCGTTACTGGCGGAACAACTTCTTCTCAATGCTCTGGAACCGTAACATTAGTTCTAACACCATAATATAATAGATTATGATTCTATCAAATTCTGAAATAATAGAGATTAAAGAGATCATGAAATCTTATAAAGATCTTCACGATTCCCTAAATCTTTATGAAAAAAATCTGGAAGAATTTTCAAATTCAGAAGGGAAAGATCCAAATAGAGTTTTAGAGATCGGATCAAAAATTAGAAGCTGTATTAATAAGCTTACAGAAGAAAGAGAAAGAGAATTTAAATTTTCCCAAGCATTGGAAGAAAAATATGGCCACGGGGAATTAGATCTTGCTACTCTCGAATATAAAACAAAAATCTTCTGAGTTAAATCATGAAGTACTAATAAAAAAATAGCTATGAAAAAACCAAAAACATTTAGCTTAGAAGTGGAAGAAACCGTGAAAGAAAAAGTAGAAGCTGTACAGAAATTTAAAAACAATAACAAGGGACTACTGATATTAGCTGCTCTTATCATATTGGGATTTTTATTATATGGCATCTTTACTAATGATTATCACAAAAAAGAGATCAAAGCTTTAGAAAAAGAAATCACCCTTGTTGAAGAAAAATTCAATGCAGCAGTAGAAGAAAAAGAAAAACTGAGAGACTCTTCTTTAGTTTATGAGAACTTAGCAGAGGAAGCAGGGAAGGAAGCTGACACATTCAGAGCAAAGGCTGCAAAAGAAAAGAAGGAGAAAGAAGCAGCATTAGCCGCATTACAGAATTTACCTAAAGATGTAATTGATACATTCTTCTCCCAAAGATATGCTGAAGTTCCTAAGTCTGATATCGGATTGGAATTGGATAAAAATGTGGGCAATGCGATAGTTGTAGAATTGGTAGAAAAAGACCATTTAGTGGGAGAATTAAAAACATCTCAGGATCTTTCAAATACCTTAACTACTCAAGTTGTTACCCTTCAAACCTCTTTAAATTTTTCTAAATCTGCCCTTATAAGTGCTGATTCTGCAATTGCTGCTAGATCTAAGCAATTTGAACTTCAACAAAGAGTAAGTGATTTACTTAAAGAAGATCTAAAAACTGCTAAGAAAAAGGCATTTTGGAACAAAATAAAAGGTACAGCAGTTGGTCTAGCAGTAGGTTTAACTGTAGGAATTATTGCAGTAAAATAATTTTATAAATGAAGGTATCGAGGAATTTTATCGCAATATTATTCGGTGCGAAAAAACTTGATATATAATGGCATATGTCAAGCTTCACATACACAAGTAAATTTTTCAGTCTAGCTCCGTATCTACTTATGGAGTACAGATATGGTGTTTCACCTAATCCTGAATATCACCCGGTAATTTATGGGACTAATTCAGTTGGTTTTGAAAAGATTGTAAATGGATATTTAGATAACGCAGTTCAAATAACCAATAGAAATAACGATCAGCAAACAACAGGAAACGTAAGGGATCTTAGTTCTGTTCAAATATCTAAAAATACATTTGTTAGGCTAGACGTTGATAGATTGGTTCAATTTCTTGATTATGATAATAAATTGACTGACGTTGCTAATCTTCCTGTTCCGTTTGACACCAATCTTAATGTTTATTATGACACTATCAGATATCACTTTTTAAGTGGGTTTGATTTTGGTATTTCCGATGGAGTAATTCTTCAGGTTCAATTTCAGGAGAGAAATGGTAAGAAATCTACCATTTCCCAGATTACTTACGAGAAAGGTGACATTGATATTATAAGGGCTAATCCTAATCCAATTTATTTTAACGCAGGCATTTATGATAATTTTATAGAGGTTAAGATTCCTAGTTATTCTTCAATAACTTACGAATTTGAGACTCAAATGAATACTTCAACAGTAAGTCAAACAACTGCTGCAAAGTTAAGTTCTGATGGGCAAGGATTTATTAAAAATCAGCCTTTTACTATTAGTCTTTACGAAATAGAGACAACCCAAAATTTAAATGGATTCTATTATTACAATACCCAGTTAAACAGTGTAGCAACAATTACTCCATCTGATGAATTTGGTGATCTTGCTGCTAATGTTATAGAGAACACATCTTTCGATTATTTTGAGTATTATCCTTCGTGGCAAGGAAACTACATCGAAGATTTTTTATATGTGGAAAATAGCTTAGGTAATATCTATTATGTTATCCATGATATAGAATTAAGGGAGCAAGTGGGAATGAGACAAATTACCACTCAGAAAATTCAAGTTCTTCAAGATAAGGATTTTAATTCTCCGTATGTTTATAGACCAGTGGTCTTAAATCCTAAAGCAACGAGTTTTAGTATTTCATATACTCTTAGGTTAGTAAACAAGAATTCTAATGTCTCCATTTTAAGAACTGCAACAGTTACAAGTACAGAGGTTGATAAGTACGGACCTGGATTAAAAAAGATTACACTATTGCATCAGCCATATCCACAAAAGGTTTATAATAAAGTTGTCGAGCCTGTAGTTTCTAAGGCGTATACTCTTAATGTGAACCCGATAGAAAGGGTAATTACTAAATACGTTCCAGCTTTCTTCGAGAGAGAAAGTGTAAATATTTCAGAAGAGAATTTAACCATCGATACTTTAGGGGGTCTAACACAATCTCCAACTACTGACGCAACTGTAGCATTTGGACAGGGCAATGCAAAAATTGTGGTAAATCCTTACGATAATTATTACAAATTCAGAATCTTTACTAAGAATGATGGCAAAGAGAATACAATTCTGGATCTTGGAAGTAACACAGAATTTTATCTAGTCTTCGAAGGGGGAAATGATAAAACTGTTAAAGTTGCAAGTATGTCTGATAGCACATTCCAAAATCCAACTAAAGGAGAATTAGTCTTCAGACTTGTTGAGGGTGATTCTAAAAAAGTTTTGGCTTTTACCGGAAGAGATTTTCATATTGTAAGTAAAACAAATAATGGAATAGAAACATCAATCTATCACGGATATTGGATTCTTCCAAGCGAAAGAGATCAGAAACCAGTTGCAACAGTAACTGCTAGTCCTGCTCCTGCACCTACCCCAGTGGTTATCGGAACAACTGTAGAAACTACTGAACCAGTAGTTAATGTTATACCAGAGCAACCTAAAGATTATTTTGACATTAAAACAGATCCTGTAATTCTCAATGTAGAACCAACATCAGTTTCGGTAACAACTGCTGAAGAACCAATTGTAGTTCCAACAAGGCCATTAAGAGTTGATGTTGATTCTTTAGCTAATGCAATCAGTATGGACGAATCAGCAGGAAAGACCTTTAAAGAAATTGCAGATTACTATACAGTTCCTGGAAATCCTGGTAATAATCTTTTTGAAGGAATCACAACTATGTTCTTCTTAAATGCGGTAAGACTAGTTCATCCAGACGTTTCTGGTATAAGAAGCCCGGAATTCTTGAAATATTCAAACTATCTTAAAAAGATTTACGATCCATATGAGAATGTAAAATATACAGCTGGAGGCGGTGGTGGAGGTGGATATGGATACACTTCTATGGGTGAGGATGGAGGTTTGAGAAATGACAATGGATATACGAATCAAATATTTCTTTAATACTACATGTTATTAAATTCTAGGCAGAATGGTTTTATTTTTAATTTCCCAAGAGGATATTTTGGAACATCCTTGGAAGAGAAATACAATGCCTATGTAAATAGAATGCCTATCCCATGGGACACTCTGAAGGATTTTATGAATTCAACAATCCAGCAGGTTTCTTTTCCGACCTTTCAAGGGATAGATCACGTAGAACAAACCAGACCCGGCGGATATAAGCAATCATATAAGAGTGCTACTAATATTCAAAATTTAATCAGGAGAGACTTCAGTGTTTCCTTTAAACTCGGAGAGGGATTCATTAACTATTGGATCATGTATGAGCACATGGTTAACTTTCTGGATTTTAATAACGAAGAACAATATCTTCCGGATTTGAAACTACATTTGCTAGACCATGAGGGAATTATTATGGCTAGCGTTGAATTTCAGCAACCGATATATACATCGTTATCCGAGGTACAATTAAACTATTCCAGCACGACTCCTCAGTTTTCCACTTTTAGCGTGGGCTTCAGATGCAACTACGTAAAAATAAAACTAGAGATTGGCTAAAAAAATATTGGGAATAGACTTCTCCCTAAATAGTCCAGCTTGGTGTCTTTTATCCAAGGATGAGGCGAAATGGGGATCCTTCCACAGAACCACAAAAAAGATTGATCGGATGTTATCCGCGGAGACCTCACCGTTCAAGGTGTTTTCCGAAAGCCCTAATTTCCTGATCCAGATTATTGAGAAGGAGAGGGCAGAGGGTGAATATTGGGAAATAGAAAGAAAGAAAATTGAAAATTTTGTCACGATCGCAGATAGCTTCACTTTTATGCTAGACAAGATCATAGATGATGAAACTGTGGTTTTCATGGAGGGTATTTCTTTTGGAAGTTCTGGTAACTCCCTTATTGATATCTCGATGTGCACTGCTTTAGTAAGGGAAAGAATAGTAGAATTAGTAGGATACAGCAATCTAAACATCTATTCCCCGACAGCAATCAAAAAATTTGCTTTTAAGGGTAATGCAAAAAAAGACGAATTATACAACGCACTTTTGGATAAATATAGCGACGACCAAATTCTAAGTCCTCTAGTTGAACCTCTGAAACAAAACAGGGACATCTGGATAAAGAAAAGCAAGGAGGTAGAAACCCCCTGTTCGGATTTGATAGATGCAACTTGGATTAGTTTATTTGGAAAATCACTTTTAGGGGAAACTTTTTAGAACACTTAGGTATAAATTAGGATAATTTTAAACATTTAAATAAAACTTGAAAAAACATGGAAAATTTTGACATCTTTAGTTTGGACAACGAGGACTTTTTAAAACCAGAAGCTCAGACCAACACCGGCGACTCCAACATCTACAAACCTTATCCTGAACTAGGAAAGGACGGAGTTTACAAAGCACTAATCAGATTTTTACCCAACATTGCAAATCCCAAGAAATCTAAAATCCACAAATATTATGTGTGGTTGAAAGATCCAGTGGACAATAGCAATTTGGTGGCAGATTGCCCATCAACTGTAGGTAAAAAATCAATTCTGAAAGATATTTTCTGGAAATTGAAAAATTCTCCGTCAGCAAAAGATCAAGAACTTGCTAAATCCTTCTCCCGTAAAGAAGATTATTATTCTTTAATCCAAGTGGTTAAAGATCCTAATAAGCCTGAATTAGAAGGCAAAATTATGGTTTTCAAATTCGGTAAAAAAGTTGCAGATCTAATCGAGCAACAAATTAAGCCCGAATATGGATCACCTTGTAATCCTTATGATTTATTCGACGGTAAAAACTTCGGAGTACACGTAAGAAAGGTAGGGGATTGGAATAACTATGATCTTTGTCAATTTGTTGGCGAGAAAGGACCTATCTCTATTAGCGGTCAGCCGGTTGAAAAATCAGAAAGCGATCAAAAAAGAATTGTAGATTATTTGAAGACTGGTCCTCAGGATCTAGTTGAAAAATACGATTACAAAGAATGGACAGACGAGGAGAGAGACAAGATCATGAGTATCATCAGAAATACAGTTCCAGATGGACGTATGCTTTCCGATATTCTTTCAGGATCCCCAGATTCTAAACCAACCTCATCTGCATCTAATAATCCACTTAAAAAAGAAACTAAGAAACAGGAGGAAGATTTCTTTGGCGGCGACGCTGAGGAAGAAGCAGCACCTGCTAAAGCAGCAACTTCTAAATCTTCTGGAAACAGTTTAGATGACCTTTACAACGATCTTTAATATCAAAAAAGATGAGATCGTATGCAAAAGTTAGGATTAGAAGATGTCAAGAATCTAATTTTGAAGGTTCTCCAGAAATCATTTCCAGGGAACCATCAGAAGCAGATCATCTACTCTTCACAGAATAGATTAAATTTTTCCTGTCCTTATTGCGGGGATTCTAATAATGCTAGAAAAAAGAGAGGCAATCTATACGTAGATAGCCTCTCTTTTAAGTGTTATAATGGTGGATGTGGAACATTCAAGGATCTTATTGGATTCTTATATGATCATGGGCTTAACAGGGAATTAACTGTTGAGCAAATAGAGGAAGCTAAAAACACTATAAATTCTAAGAAAACATCAAGGAGGATTTCTGCCAAGATCGATGTTTTCCTTCTGGACAATTTTAAGGATGTTTTAATTCCTAGGGAGGAGTATAAAAATAAACTTGGATTGATAGAGCTCCCTAATAATATTAGGGAATACCTAAGAAGAAGAAATCAAACTATAGATTCTAGATATCTTTTTTCCCCTGATAAGAATTCTTTACATATTTTGAACCTGACCTCCGATGGAAATTATATCCTAGGACTTCAACTTAGAAATATGAACAAATGGGCAACGAATAAATACTTTACCTACAAGCTTAGTGGCATCTATAAGAACCTCTTTAGGATAAATACTCCGGATCTTATCGAGAAAGCAGAGCAGTTAGATCCAATTTCGACAGTCTTTGGTTTTAGCTATGTTAACTTGGATGATGAAGTAACTATTTTTGAAGGACCATTAGATTCATTTCTTTTTCATAATTCGGTTGGTCTTTGTTCTGTGAATAATCAATTTCCTTTCGACATATCTAATAAGAGGTGGTTCTTTGACGGAGACGAAGCAGGAAGAGAAGCTCTAAGAAAAAAGCTGGCAGATGGTGAAAAAGTCTTTCTCTGGAAGAAGTTTATCGATGATAATCGTTTACCTGAGAGAGATAAATGGGATTGGAACGATGTAGTAAATTATGTAAGAACCACAGGAAATAAAATTAATAGACCTGACAAATATTTTTCGCAGGATAAATGGGACACGATTTTAGTTTAACAAAGGAAGAGATAGAAGCTATAGATAGAAAGAAATGTCTATTGAAGGGCCAGATATCATACAAGATTGACGATGCTTTGGAATTTCCAGATTTGGAAAATAATTTTAAGCCGGAGAAGATCAAGAGGAAGGAGAAGGTTAAACCCGTGGTAGTAGATTTAAAAAAGAAACCAAAGAATAAAAGTAATCAATTATATGAGTGATCAGCAGGAAAATTTTGAGGATACATTTAACAGGGAGAGAACCGAATGGACAGAAAGAATCCGAGAGCTTTCCGTCAGAATGAAAAATATCAGGGAGATAGCTGAAGTTCAGGTTGATCTTTATTCAGATCGCCAGAAATTACTAGAATATGCTTATAAACTAGGACAAATTGTATCGAGACAGAATGCTAAGTACAGATCAGATAAAAGAACCAAGATGGTTTATTATTCTGAAGAGCATAATGTTAGATACGGTTCTAATGAGAAAACGTCCCTCATAGAAGGGGATTTAAGCGATTTAAAAAAGAAAATAGATATAGTAGATAATCACGTAAGTTTTGTGAACGAAACAATAAAAACTGTGGATCACATGTTATATGGTATTAAGTCTAGAATATCGTTGGAGGAGTTTATGCGAGGAGGGGGAATAAAATAATCTATGGATGCTAAAATTTATTGTATCAGAGGACTTACAATGGTTAATTCTTCAAGACTATGACGAAGAGGTAGATCGTAAACAACTCGAGATTTCGCTCACGAGAAAAATACATAATTATTTTTTTCACCCGCTAGTTAAAAAGAAACACTGGGATGGAGCTATTTGCTTTGTTGATAAAAGAGGTCCATTGTGGAAAATTCCAGTGGGTCTATGGAGTGAAGTTTTCGATATTTGTGAGAAATATAAAATAGACGTAGAGATCTTAGGTCTAGAGTATATTATAGAGAATGAACTAACTTTAGAGGATTTTACCGAATGGTGTAATGATTTTTTCAAAGATAAAAAATTCAGTCCTAGAGACTATCAAATAGAAGCAGCATGGAAGATTGTTAAGTTCAGATATTCCTGTTTAGAAATTGCAACCTCTTCTGGTAAAACCCTAATAGCTTTTATCGTTCTTTCTTACTTAAAGAAAGTAAAGGACATCAATAAATTTCTAATGATTGTTCCTAATACCACTCTGATTATTCAAGGAGCAGAGGATTTTGAGGAATATGGTCTAAAAGAAGTTGAAAATTGTGATATTCAATTAATTCATGGGGGAAATAAGAACAAGATTTCATCTGGTCTAATGATTGGGACATATCAATCTCTGGTTAAACAAGATGATTCTTTTTTTGATGGGGTTGAAGCTATCTTTGTTGACGAATCACATCAGAGTCATTCTAAGTCAATTAAAGAGGTTATTTCTAAATGTAAAGACTCTAGATATCGATTTGGGCTTTCTGGAACCCTTACTAATAGAAATACTGCTGAGCATCTAACCATCCAGCAATATCTTGGTCCTTTGACCATGGAGATCAGTCCTAAGTTCCTGTTTGATAACAAGTACGCTACTCCTGTTTCGATTAAGGTGGTTAAAATGAATTGGCTCCAGGAGGATTATAAAGAAAAGCTATATCAACTAAGAACTAATAAACAAGACCTAGACGGAAATGAGATTTTCAATGTGGAGAGAAAGCTGGTAATTTCCTCTGATAAAAGATTAAACTATATTGTTGATTTCATCTCTAAGACCAGTAAAAACTCTCTGGTCCTTTTCCAGTCTGTCGGGGAGGGATACGGAAAAAGAATCTATGATTTATTAAGAGAGATCCAATCTGAAAAAGAAATCTACTACGTGGACGGTGACACTGATCCTAGTCAAAGAGATTTTTTCAAGACCAAGCTAGAAGAGGGAACCAATAAGATTTTAGTTGCTAGCTTTGGTACACTAAGTACCGGTGTGTCGGTTAAAAATATTCACAATCTATTTCTAACTGAATCATACAAATCTGAGGTTCTTATCAAGCAAAGTCTTGGAAGGGGGATGAGATTGTATGAAGGAAAAGAAAAAGTCAATGTGATTGATTTTGTTGACGACTTTTCCTGGAATGGATCTGCTAACTATCTACTGAAGCATTCTGCCGAAAGAATAGAGATCTACAAGAGGGAAAAATTCGACTATAAAATCTACGACGTGACTTTATAAAGGTTCCCCCTCCCGGTTAGGATATATAAAAATAAAAATGAAACATATAGATTCCTTTAAGATTTTTGAGGCCAAGAAGAATCCCAATAGATTTTTTGATAGCTATACTGATTCTGACTATACCAGTGTTTCTGGATCAAATACTGCACCTGGATGGAAGGATTGGCTTTATAATATGTTTAAAAATCTAGAGGACAGATTCGAAAGATTTGACACATATTACCAGCAAAATATTGCGGTTAAGGATATTAACGGCAGACCAATCGATACTGGAATGGGGTGGCTGATAGGAACAGCGGGATCCCTTGCTGCTAACGTGGCTTCCAAGATATTTAAACCTGCTGGCTGGGGAAAGGTGATTAAGAAAGATCCAGCAACCTCCGGGGCCGGAACCTCTGCTAGCGACATGACAATCAAGACTGAACATCAAAGATTAATGAATGATTCTTTTATGAAGAACGATCTTCCTAAGATCAAAAGCGATGATGATTTTAAAGAATATGTTTGGGATTACTATAAACACGCAGGAGTTAAACCAGGAATAAACAAAGAGGTTGACACAGGGGCAGCAACTATTGCTAATACATATTTAAATAGCAAAAGAGGGGTTTTACCAGCAGCTCCCTCAATCACAGCAGAAACACCAGTTTCTACTGGGATAAATCCAGCAAATATCCCGATGGGGAATTAAAAAATAAAATCATAATATAATAGATATAAATGAAAAAGGTATCACAGATCCAAGAGAGCATCAAGATTGAAAAACTAAAGACGATTTCAAAAATTGATGAGACTAATAAATATTTAACTTTTGCAAAAAAGTATTATAAGAAGCATGGAGTTTCTGGTCCATTTGATGAAAAGTTCAGAGAGGATAAAAAAGCCCAAGAAAAATTCATGGAGGATCTAGGAAAAGAATGGTCTGCTTATAAAGAAAAACACGGGATTGTAACGAAGAGTTCAAAGCCTTTTGGTAAAAAATAAAAATATGTACGATATACTTTATCCTATCATCGAACACTATATTGGAATTCGAGTAGTCGGAGTCGAGAGGGATGAAGAGATCGTTCAATTTAAAACCATGCTTGGACAGGGTGGAAAAATTGAAAGAAATTTGTCAGGGGATTGGGATTTACTAATAGAGGAAGAAAAGGTAGCTGAAATTGAGGATGTTCTTTTTTCTATTTTTTGTGAAGCAAAAAAACAACCCCCGATAGATAAGTATTATAAGAAGCTATTAAAATTAAAAAAGAAAGGATTAAAATATAGATCAGATGTTCTTGTCGATCAATTACTTCTTTCGATTGAATTTTTACTTCTTAATGCGGAAGTTAAAGTTAATAAGCCTATCAGTTTAGGTGAATTTTTTATTTTTAATTTGAACGGAAAAAAAGAAATTATAGTATTAAACTAGTATATGTCAGGGATAAAACATTTAAGTGAGATTTATAAGAAGCAGGGAGTTGAATTCCTGAATGATCTTTTTAGTAAGGAAGTTACTGTATCTGAAAAGTTAAACGGAATGTCTTTCTCCTTTGAAAGAAATCCTTTTGATGGTACAATATATTTTTATAAGAGGGATCAGAATAATCCTATTTCCAAGATCGATAGGGTTTTGATGAATTATTATGATGAGCCCATTTCTTACATAAAAAATCTTCCTGAAAATATTCTAAACGAAATTCCAAGCGGATGGAGATTTGGAATGGAATTTTTTATCAATAGCAGTCCAGTTGTTCTTTCGTATCAGAGGATGCCAAAGAACAGTTTAGTTTTAACTCATATCATAGTTAAGAATCAATTCGGAGACGTAGAAAGAACTATTGTTAATAGGGAAGAATTAGATTACTGGGCAGATCTTATTGGAGTTGAAAAATCCCCGATTATTTTTCAGGGCAAGTTATCAGATGAACAAAAAGTTGCTGTCAATGATTTTATTAATTCGCCAAACGATGTTCTTAAAAAGAGCCACGGGACAGAGAGCTTTGCTAAATATTTAATAACAGTTTTAAATCCTGAATTAGATAAAAGCTTCCTCCACGATTCTTTAGAAGAGCCCATCGAAGGAGTAGTTTTCAGATTTGGACCTTTAGATGGTGCTGGTGAATCTTTTACCGCCAAAATTTTAGATCCTATTTTTTCTGATATCACTAAACAAAATAATCTTAAGAAAACTAGCTATTTTCCAAACGATATTTACGGGATTACCATTTTAGAGGTGATGAACTTCATTCTAGATGAAGGAATAGATTCTTTTGATTATACTGGTGAAGATCCTAATGACAAATACATTTCATACATCTGTTCAGTTTTTAATTCTTTCATAGAAAAAAACGGAGAAAAATATTTGGGCTTGGACTTTCAAGAGCCTGACTATTTAAAGCAAACTGAAAATGATATTAATCTGGAATTAATCAGTGATGATAAAACTAGGGAATTACTTAGTGAAGATGAGAGCTACCAATCTCTTTTTAGACTTATTCTTTCTGCATTTAGAAAACTGAAAAAGAAGCCTGGTGGATTCTTTACACAAGGAGCTGTTGAACAGTTTAATATTCTAGTTAGAGAAATTTCAGAATACCTAAATAGAAAGAACATCGTAGTGGAATCTATGATTCCTACTTTCGATCAATTTAGGAAAGAAAAGAAAGTATTTGTACCTCAAGAGGAAGTCGAGTCTGATGACGAGGAAGAAGTAGAGGCAGAGGTAGAGGAAGTTCCTGCTGCTCCTGAGGAAGAAGAAAAGATTGAAGACTTTGAGGAGATTGAAGTTAGCCCAGAAAACGAGGTTGATCCTGAGATAGTTGATAGAATTAAATCCATTCTAAACACTGATCACCAAAAGCAAATTCCAAGAGAAACCGGGAATGATGTTAATATTGTGATTGGTAAATTTCATCCTTTTAATAATGGACATCTTAAACTAATAAAGAAAGCAAATCAGCATAACGGACTTCCTGTTTGTGTGTTTGTAACTAAACCTAAAAGAGAAATTATAGATCAGGAAACTGTAAAGAAAATGATGCACCTGGTTGCTGATGAATTGTCCGGGATAATTTCTTCCGTTAATTATGTAGATGATGATCTTCTAGCAACTGCTTTGGACAATTTGGATAAATCATTAATTCCTAAAACATTAACTGTAGGTAAGAAAAGACTAGATAACTATTTACTTCAATCTAGATCGCTTAAAAGAAAGGACAGAGTTCCAGAGGACTTCAGCGTGCAAGCTGCTCCTGAATGGATATCATCTACTATAGTAAATAACTCCTTAAAAGAGAAGAATTACATAGATTTTAAAAAGCACGTTCCAAAATCTATTCATTCCCTTTGGGAAGAGATCTCCCGTAAATTTTAGATAAATCCTGTCATCCGGATCTTTCCGTAGTTGTGATTTATATTTGGGATATATAAATCAAAAATCTAAGAAATGTCTAAAATATCAAATTGGTCCCAATTTAAAAATTCCAATCCGGTTCTAGAAAACACATCAGACATTAGTAGCAGAGCATTTAAAAAGATGCAATTCTGTAGAATGCAGGTTGTAAAAAACAATCCATTTTTTGGCCATTTGGCTATGAAGCTTGTTTTCCAGGAAAGACTTGATCTTCCATATAAAACAATGGCTACTGATGGTAATAATCTTTATTACGATCCTAATTTTGCTTTAGAGAAAACCGGTCCTGAAATTGAGTGGGTTATTATCCATGAAGTAATGCACTGTGTTCTTTTTCACTTTGCTAGAAAGATGCCAGACCCTCGCGTTTGGAATGCTGCTTGTGATTATGCACTTAATGCTTTAATAGATCCTAGCAATCCTGCAAACAGAGAACAAAGTTCAAAATTAGGAAAAATGGTTGAGGGAGCTTTAAGAGATCCTAAGTTTGACGGAATGAGAGCAGAAGACATCTATCAATTTTTAATCGAAAATGACGTTCAGTTACCCCCTGATGAGGGATGGAACTATGGCGGTGTATTACCTCCGGTTCCCCCTAAAAAAGGCGGTGGGGGAGGAACATCA